ATCAACTTTAATACTTGTGAATACACTATATCGTGTTTTTGTTATTTGTCTCTCTTCTACGAAAAAAACAAGTATACTTCGACTCTTCAGTAACGTCTAGTATAGCAACGAATCTATACAACTATAGTTGCGCGGGCCCACGCCGGAAAAATCCTACCAGGTTTGAAGTTCAACGGGGCCCGAACCATAACCCCAGTTGATGGCCACGAGGAGATCCGCTATAATATACCCAAAGCGAGACCTTACATGCCAGAGCACCGCCAACCATACGGGGCGATGAGTGACAAGGAAGCGATCGACGCTCAGTTCACCGTCGTCAACGAGCACCTGCAGAACACCGACGATGCGGATGGACTTGGGGGCCTGAAACCCAAGGCCGAGGACCCCCAACCCAACCAAGAGCCCCGCGAACGGGACACCGAGCAAGAGCCACGTGCGCTCACACCCTTCGACAATGCGAGCGCCCCCATCGTCCTGCCGGAGCACACAAGCAGAGCAGACGCCATCCACATCCTCTCAAGGGAGATCCCGAGCAATGAATATGGGTTCCCGCTCTTCTTCTACCGAAGCGATCTTCTTCCGGCGGAACTTGAACTCCTTACGCAGGGAGATCTTGATCAGGCAGCGGTCAGGCTCGACTATTCTGAAGGCTACCCTACGTATGGGGCCCAGAGTAGTCCTTGGTGGGAAAGACTTCCACATGAGCCGGCCGAGCCCTACACAGCCTTCACCCGATACCTCGACCAACCCGAAACCGTCGGGATCCGACAAGTAACCTTGCTGGCGAGGGACGAGCGCCTGACCACCGAGCAAGTGGTGGCGTGGGCTAGGGAATACTATTGGTCGCGCAGGGCCCATGTGTACGACGCGTTCATTACGGCCGCCGACAAGAAGCGGAAGGAGTTCCTGCAGCGCAAGGTGGAAGGGACACACTACCGCCAAACGCAGGACATCATCGGCGACCTAATGCATGTGTTCGAGCCAGATGAACATGGCACCCCATGGTGGAAACGCCTCGAGCCAAAGGAGGCACTGGACGCGGTAGAGCGCATGATGAAGTTGCAGCGCCTCTCCGTGGGTCTCTCGGTGAACGGCAATGCTGGGATCACCGCCAACCCAATCGAAGGGTTCACTGTCGCTGCCGTGATGCGCGAGGTGACCAAGCAAGGTGCCATGGTCGCTGAGAACATGGACACCGACCTAATGCGTGCTATGGCCTCGGCCGAAGATCCCAGCATGATCGCGCGTGCGCAACAGCTCATCATTCAGCTGCGACGCGGCACGCCGCCAGCCACACCGGGGCCCACGGGTGAACACTCTCAAAGCCAGCCCGCGCGATGAGCGATAGGTAAGCCATAGCATGAGCTTTAGTTACTCCCCAGATTCCACCCTACGAATGGGCGCGCACTCCGAAGCGCAGCTCGCGGAACTTGTGGGTAATTACAAACTGACCCCGGCAACCTTAATGTCCGAGCTGTGCGACTGGTGGCTGCCAGCGCCCTTCCTCCAATACCTGTCGGCAGAAATCGCATGGGCGATCCATCGTGGGTCTTGCGGCCTTCTAGTTTCGGCCCCTCCACGGCACGGTAAGTCAAAACTAATCACCGTTGCCACTCCTCTCTGGGTGCTAGAGAAGTACCCCGAGAAGCATGTCGTTGTCGCCACATACGGTGAGGATCTGTCCACCGACTTCTCCCGTGAAACCAAAGACCTGATCAATGGAAATCCGGACAAGCTCTCAGTCAGGCTTCGGCAAGATGTTAGGCGTGTCGCCAACTTCCTCACGACGAAAGGCGGCGGCCTCAAAGCAGTCGGTCTCCGTGGGACCATCACTGGGCGCGGTGCTGACGTTCTCGTCATCGACGACTACATCAAGGAGCCTAAGGAGGCGCTTTCTTACGACTATCTGGAGGGTATCAAGACTTGGTACACAACTGTTGCCCGTACCCGTCTTGAGCCTGGTGCTGTGGTCATCATCGTGGCGACTCGGTGGGTCACTGGTGATCTTCATGGTCACATCGAGCGTCTCGAAGCACGTCGCCCTCGCCCATATTACAAGATCATCAAGATACCGGCGCTGGCTCTTCACACTGAGGACCCGAAGACAGGCCGCACGATTCCAGACTTCCTTGGCAGGATGGAAGGGGAACCGCTCTTCCCAGAACGGTACAACGCCGAAGCCCTAGAGGACATCCGGTACGAACTGCAGAACCGGTGGTTCGAGGCGATGTTCCAGCAGAACCCCCTGGCCGATGACTCCGCAATCACCAACCCTGCGAACATACAGGACATCTCGGAGGAGGATTTTGCCGCTCTCCTCACCCGAACGGAGGAGCAAACTGGGCGCATAACGTGGGTTCGGAGCTGGGATCTGGCCTCAACCAAGGACGGTGGCGACTTCACAACCGGCCCCTTGCTCGCATGGGACAAGATGGACAAGCGCCTTTACATCGTCCAAATGCCCAGAGGACAGTGGAGCGCCGGCCGTGTAGAGACCCAATTCAAGTACTATGACGAGGCGGATGACAGCGCAATCCCCTGGATAATCGAGCAAGAACCCGGCTCCCAAGGCGAGTATGCGGTCGAACATTTCCGCAAATTGGCGCCAAAACGGCGCATAATCGAGATGAAATCGGCCAGTTCCGGTGCAAAACTGCTCAAAGCGGAGCCATTTCTGGCCGAAACCGAGCGCAAAGGCGTATATATGCTGAAAGCGCCGTGGAATCGCGCATTTCTGGACGAATTCGCGTCATTCCCAGAGGGGATGAACGACGACCAGATCGACGCCATCGCCAATGGGTACAACCAGTTGGCAGGCAAAAAGCCCCTGCGGGCAGTGTGGGGCCGTAGCAAAGAGACGGCAGAGGCCAAGGCGAAACTGGATAAAGGTGGCGGGGTGGTCTCAGGACCCAACAGGGCAACCTGGGGTAGGAACCTGCCTCAGACAGTAAATACCCGTGAGGGCACCACAATGCGTGTCCGTAGAGCCATGTTTTCTCTAGGCAGGTGACACATGAGCGACACAATCGACCGTCTTCCTAGGGTTGCCCGCAATCGGATCCCCGGAGTCGCCGCAGGTAAGGGAGGACTCCGCACAAACGAGTTCGACCCCTTCTTCATGTTCAACCGCCTGTGGGGGTTCTTCTGGGGGAAGCGGGACTACTACAAGGTGTTCGGGTGGGACCCCGTCATCACCCCGCAGATGATCTACAGGATGTACCAGCGTGGCGGGATCGCCAAGCGGATCATCGAAGCCTACCCCAAAGAGACCTGGTCAGAACCTCCAGAGCTGCCGACAATATCGTCGAAGTTCGACAAGACCTGGGCGTCGATCGTGCTGGCTCTGGACCTCTGGACGGAGTTCTACAAGTGGGATAAGCTGAGCAGAATGGGCCGGTACGGTGTGCTCCTCGTGGGGAACGGGGATGCCAACCTTGAGACCGAGATGACCACTATGCCCGCTACGGGCCCGGTGTATATCCAGCCATACTCGGAGATGAGCGCACAGATCACCCAGTGGCAGACAGACCCTCAGGATCCTAGATTCGGGCAGCCGCTGCAGTACACCATATACCCCGATCTCTTGGAGGCGCAGACACGCCCTCCGATGATGACGTCATGGGGGTTCCCCACTCGCCGCTCCTTCAAGTGTCACGCGTCGCGGATCCTCCATGCAGCGCAGGGCCCGCTAGAGGATAACATCTTCGGCACTCCGATGTTCGTCCCTATCTGGAACTATCTGACTGACCTCCAGAAGGTAGTTGGTGGTTCGGCGGAGAGCTACTGGTTGACCGCCAATCGTGGTCTGCAGCTCGACATCGACAAGGATATGTCCCTGGACCCAGAGGAAGAGGCGTCCTTGGATCAGGAGGTGGAGGAATACGGGGATCAGCAGCGGCGCGTCTTGCGCACTCGAGGAATTACGGCTCGGGATCTGGGTGCCAAAGTGGCTGACCCCAGAGGCCCTTACAGTGTCATCCTCCAGCTCCTTTCTGGATCGACTGGCATCCCCACACGCATCCTCATTGGATCGGAAGCTGGTCACCTTGCCTCGACTCAGGACAAGTCTGCCTGGAGCCAAGAGGTTGAGGCATATCGAGCCCTAACTGCTGCCCCTAAGTTCCTCATTCCGTTCATCCAGATGTTGGTGAAGTGCAAGGTCCTTCCAGATCCGAAGGATAAGCTGGAACCCTTGTGGCCAGATGCGTATCGTGCGTCCCCCTTAGAGAGGGCGCAGACGGTGAATCAGTTGAGCACTGGGATCATGAACATTGCCCTGGCGATGTCCAAGATCGAGAACCTGCTCAGCATCGAAGAGGCGCGTCGCATCATCGGGACCCCGTCGGACAACAAGATCTTCGAAGCCCAATCTGAGGATGTTCCCACTGGCGGGACAAAGGCGAAACTGCAGCCTCCTCCAGCGATTCCTGGGGGTGGGGCCGGTAAAGGTACTACTCCCGGTGGTGGTAACGAGGCAACTCCAGGGTCGTCGGATTCCTCGGGTGCTGCGGGTCCAGGATCATCTACCACTTCACCTGCTTCAGGCTCCGGCGCGTAACGTCGTAAATTCGGAACTGACATCCCCTCCGGCGGCCAGATTGCCGGCGCTCACGGGTGTCTTTTCGCCCCGTTAAGGGCAATTTTACCCCTCCTCTCCCTGGTTACTGAGGGGAAAATTAGCGCGCCGAACCAAAAATATCGGTTGACCCAAATATCAGGTCTTGATGTCCTCGCTGTTGGGCTATATAATACTCTTGACTAGGAAGACCAGCGCGACGCGAGGCGAGGTTGCCCAGGCCAGCGGATCTTTCCGAGTACAACATCTTCCTTTCCTGCCAGGCCGGTAAGGATTGGTACGACGAAGCCATCCGCTTTGTAGATACCGACGCTCAGGGAGTGCAATCGGATTCGGATTGGTCCACGTACGCCGGGGTGAACATGTACTTCATCCCCTCTGGGTTGGAGGTGCTCCCGGTAGGTGTAAACCCGCTGATCTCTCCGACGCCTCCACCACCTCCACTAGTCAAGTTCAGCACACTGAGCACCCCGCCTGAGATCGCGTGGAACAACCCTGCGCAGCCGAATCCTGGCGGGATGACCTACTTCATGCTGGCGTGCCCCTCTGCGCAGAACTTGCTTACCGAGGGTAACTGGGATTTCACCGCGTACTTGACAGACGCAGCAGGCGTTGAAACCGCCGTCTTGATGGGCGTAGTTGAGGCTCTTCCAGTAGCAGGGTCGGGGCTCTCCTCATGACGATCACCGTCGGGATCAAGGTTGTTCGCTCTCCTGGTGGTCCCCCTGGGCCAACTGGCTCAGCAGCAGGCCAGGACTTAGGGTGGATTGTCACCCAGGTGCTGATGCCTGGGGAGATCCTCGATTCGCCCCCGCTAGAGCGTGGGGCCACCTACGACCAGGTGATGTTCCATTCCCGCACGATGTTTGCGGCGCCTCAAAACATCACTGTCAACCAGTTCCGCCTCGGTGCGAAGATCGACTCCATCATAGTAGCGGTCCCTCAGAACGTAGTGGACCTGCTGTACGAGCTTCCCATCGCCCTAGTGGCGAACGCGCAGGACATCATGCAGTTGGTGTTGCCGTCCCCTGCGGATGCGCAATGCAAGGACATGACCTTCTCGTTGGGGAGCACACCATGAACCCCTTCAAGGCGAGCGCAAACGCTGGGACAGCAGTTGTCGACGCAGGGCGCGTCTCGAGCATTGCACGCACCGTCGATGGCCACTTCGAAGCCCACTGCGACCTAGAGGTGTCCAGAGCTTGTCCCCAGTGCGGCGAGCCCAACCCCCGCACGAGCGACGATGGCGAGGTGTATTGCTGTCGGTGCCTATCGCTCCTACCGCCGGTGGAGAAGTACCCCCGCGTCGAAGACGTGCGCTTCAAGCCGCCGAAGATACCGCTGTTGGCGGCGGTCTTCTTGTGGGGCGCCCGCAAGCTACGTGCAATAGCAGGAGAACTCTGATGCAAGTCAACTACAAGGTTCACTCGGTCGGCCAGACCAAGACTCCGGTCACGGTGAAGTACAACGACAACGACGTCGAGGCGTTGATCCCCAGCGTCGAGGTGGAACTCACCTCCGATGCCGGCTTCACGCACACCTTCCGCTTCACCGATCCTGCCGATGTCGCTGAGGTGTCGGCGTGGGTGCCCGATCAGGAGGTCACCGTCCAGGTGTCCGCTGGTGCTGCACCTCCCCCGCCCGCCAAGGAAGCGCCGGCAGCCCCTGCGGCCGCGCCCGCTCCCGCGCCTGCTCCGGCAGCGGCGTAGGTCCCCTTCCCTCTCTTCCCTCTAGTTCCATAGGAGACAAGGATGTCGGTACAAGGTATTGCAGTGGGCGGGGCTGGCGTCTCGCTAGGCTCTGAACTCCCCGGCAAGCTCCGGGAACTAGCGAAGAAGGGGTTGCTGTCGCTGGCCACAGCGTTCACCAACATCGGCGCGTCGATCGTCACCAACCGTATGATCCAAGCCGGCACCGCGCCGAAGTTCTTGGGCTGGGGCACTGGCGTCACTCCGGCAGCGGTCACCGACTTGGCGTTGCAGACGGAGAACGCCCCTACGGTCGGCGGTGGTCGAACGGTGGGTGCCGAGAGCCGGGTGACCACTTCGGTGACCAACGACACCTATCAGGTCACCGGGACCATCACAGCCACCTTGGCAGGGCCCACGGCGCAGACCGAAGCTGGCACGTTCGACGCGGCAACCGCTGGGAACATGCTGCTGCACTCGGTCTTCTCAGCCCTCAACCTGAACGCCGGCGATTCGCTCACGCCGACCTTCGGGCTGAAGTTCGTTCCTGGGGTGACCTGATGGAATGGACGGCTCACTGTGGCTGCGTGTGCGCTATTCGCCCTGACGATGGTCAGCCGATAGCGCTGCTGCGGCCTTGTGCGTTCCATGCTTCGTCAGGGGCAACTCACGACGACGTGGCTGGCGAGAATCGAGCGATGTCCCTAGCCCGTAAGGCGCTAGTGGACGCGTACGAACTCGACAACGACGTGATCACCGTCGAGATTGCAGACGGTGACCGTTGTGCGGTTGCTCGTGGCCCGAACGGCGAGAGCGCCCTGGTCCAGAAAGCCAGCCATGAGGAATACCTCGCCCAGCATGCGGAGGCGGCTAGCTTCGCCAGAAAGGGGTAGCCCGTGGGCTACTCACTGGTAGGCACTGGGGGCTACGGCTCCGGCGTTACGCTGACTGGTAGCAACTTCAGTGCTGTTACCGGCGGCTCAATAACGTTCTCCCAGCAGGCCTCTGAGGCGCTGGTCAATACCCCCTTGCCTCTGCCTGGTACGTTGTCAGGCCTAAGGGCTGATCAGGGGCCCTTCACAGCGCCTTTTGTAGGGACTCTCCGCAAGAACGGGGCGAACGCCAACCAGGTAGTCACCGACGCTGTCCCCTTGGCAGGACAGGCAGCCACTAGCTTTCTGCGTGGTGACACCGTTGATATGTCCTGGGGCACAGCCACCGGGACGATCTCTCGCCTGCAGATGGTGTGGGTAGGTCAAGGGGCGGCGCACAGTGCTCTCTATGGCTCGGGAGCTTCCTCTGGCAGTGGCAATCCCTTCGGGCCAGCGAACAACCACTTCTACCAGTGCCTCTTTGGACAGCAGGGAGGTCAGACAGTTAGTGCGGGCCCTGCGTATGCACAAGTTGGTGCCCCAGGGACGCTCCAGGGCTTTGCAGTCTGCGTCGCTAGTAATATCAATACTTCCCCTGTCACGGTCAGCGTCTATCAGAATGGGGCGGTTGCGACACAAGGGGTAACGGTTGGCGCCGGGATCACCGGAGCATTCCAGGACACTACCAACACCACCCCCGTACAGTATGGCGACCTTATCTGCTCGCATCTGTACTCGAGCGACGGGATGAATCTCGCCTCGATAGTGGTAGGGTTTGTTAGTAATGCGGGGCCACAGCACGATATCTTCGGCAACTGCAACGGTGCTATCGGGGCGAACGCCGTCACCTATGCGCCGATCTACGGCTTCTACGCCCTCTACCAGAATACCATCGAGTCCGCACAGCAGGTCGTACATGGATTCCGAGTCAACCTTACTGGCCTGAAGGCGTACGCGTATAACCTAAATAACGCTACAGGCCCATCGACGATTAGGACGCGCATCAACGGCGCGAATGGCACTCTGCTAGTTACCGTTGGCGCAGGCCTGACAGGGTGGTTTGTAGATACCGCGCATACCGACTTCTTGGGGCCCACGGATAAGCTCTGCTACCAGGTGACTGCCGGGCCAGGGCCTGCTGGCAACGTCCTTCTGACCAACGTTGTAGGCGTCACCGAGATTGCGCCATTCCCGAGTCAGGTCTCCCCGACACGAGGATATTCACTCTTCGGGAATACCGGCGGCGCCGCAGCCGTAGGTGCAAACACTTTCAGCATGCTAGGGGGCGGTAACGCTGCTTATAAGCAGGCTGTTGAAGCAAATGCCCAAGTTGCGATGCCCGTGGCGGGGGTGCTATCAAACCTGTCAATACAGGGACCGACTTCTGGTACCTTTACTGGGCGACTCCGTAAGAACCTCGCGAACGCCAACCAGCAGGTCAACGACGGCAATCTGTTTGTGCCACCGGTTAACGACTATACGCTGAGCCCCTGGAGCCAATTCAACGTAACTGTCACGCCGGCAGCGACAACTAATCCTATTACTGGAGCGACAGACGCTCAGCTGGTAGTGCCTACTACCGCGAACAACGGCCACGTTGTTAACCAGACCATCAGTGTTAATGTCGCAGGCAACTATACGCTCAGCTGGTACCTTAAGGCGTCGGGCTATACCTACAACCGAATCCTGGTGCAACAGTCGGGTTTCTTCGCCTATGCAACATTCAACCTCTCTGGCGCAGGGTCGATGTTTGCCAGTGGGATATCTGCATCTGGTGGGGTTACGTTCGTATCGGGGAGTATCGTATCGCTAGGTTCGGGCTGGTACCTTTGCACGCTCAATGTTGGCAACATCCTCACTACGTCCAGCATAATCGTTGAAGCTGGGCCGTGCGACAATACAGGCAACGCGACCTTCGCAGGTGATGGCACCTCAGGTGCCTACGAGTGGGGCGGAAGATTTGTGCTGACCAGCTCGGTGCCATCGACGCTGACTTCTAATGCATTCGATAACGTCGCACTAGGTGATACGATCGACCTAGCCTGGGATGCCAACACTTCGGGGCAGATCCAGCGTACGAGGCTAACTCTGGTTGGGAATCCGTACCACGGGGCAGTCTGGGGGTCCACCCCATACAACAACGCTACTACGGCCATCCCGATCAACAACAGCGCCTACCATCAGTTTGTCGGCTTCAACCAGGCCTATCCAGGGCTAGCACAGTACCTTCAAAGGTGCCAGCTCAAGATAGGCGTTGCAGGCCTTATGCAAGGTCTAGGGCTGAACGCTCCTGTCAATGCGGCGGCTAGCAGCGTGACGCTCTCGCTCAACCTGAATGGTGCGACAGCAGCGCTGGGGCCCACCATTGGAGCTGGGCTAACAGGCGCCTTCATCGACACCACCCGACAAGTTGCAGTGGTGCCGGGCGATCTCGTCTGCGGAAATACTCTGGCTATTCCGGCATCGTTCAGCGTCTCGTCGGTTTGGGTGGGGTTCGTCAATCCCAGCGCCCCTAGCAACGACATCTGGTTTGGAGTCACCGCCGGTCTTGTGCAGACCGCTGGTGTCTACTTCCCGCTCGTTGGTGGTGGCCAGTACGGCGGTATTACCCCCGAATCAGTTGCTCAGACCGCGCACGGCTTTGCGGTTACAATGTCGGGCCTGCGTGTGTATGTGGACACCAGCACCTCGACGGCCCCCGCCTCGATCAACACCCGCAAGAATGGAGTCAACGGCAATCAGATTGTGACTATAGGGGCAGGGTTGACGGGGTGGTTCCAGGACACCGCCAACACCGACTCCTATGCCCCGACAGACCTGGCCTGCTACCGCTCTGTGGTAGGGTCTGCGGGCCTTAGCGGTGTGTACTACATTGGCGTCACCGAGACCGCCCCTCTCGCTCCCGCTCCTGCCATTCCAGCTAGGGGATGGTCGCTAGTCGGGATGACCAACTACGGTGTGCAGGGGTTCCAGACTGGAGCAGGGTTCACCCTGCCCCTTACCGAGTCGATGCGTTTACTGCAGGCCACTGAAACGGCAGGGCAACTCCCGATGCCGGTAGCAGGGACGCTCGGAGGACTGACCGCATCGCAAGGTGCGGTGACCGGCAACTGGAGCGCCCAGCTCCGGAAGAATAGCGCGAATGCCAACCAGGTCATCAATGATGGCAACCTGGTGAAGTGGTGCAACGACTATACCCAGACCTCAGTGTGGGGCAACGGCGATGTCACCATCACTACCGCTGCGTTGGTCAATCCTATCACTGGGAGGCCCGATGCTCAAAAGGTCGTGCCAGATACCGTCAACACCTATCACTTCCTCAGTCAGCAGATTGCGGGCATACCGCAAGGAGCGACCACTACACTGTCGGTCTACGCTAAGAACGCCAACTACAACTTCGCCTTCGTCCAACTCACCGATGGTACCATCTACGTTGGTGCCAACTTCGATCTGACCACCGGCGCAGTCACATATACCCAGGGCAGCGTCGCAGGGGCTACGCTGGTGTCGACTTCGGCTGTGGCAGTAGGGTCGGGCTGGTGGCTGCTGTCGGTCACGGTGATGTTCGCTGCGAGCTCGCCTAATATACAGATCTACGCTTTCCCGACAGGCGGTATCCCCTCCTACGCAGGCGATGGAACATCGGGTATCTACCTCTTCGGTGTGAAGGTTACCTGGGCTCCCGTATTGAACTCTGGTTCGGACTATACGAACCCAGCATGGATCCAGCAGGACGTTACGGTCACGCCAGCGGCCACATCGAACCCGCTCACGGGAGCGAACGACGCTCAGAAGATCACCCCAGATACGGTCAATACTGGGCACCAGGTCCATCAGCCGATCTCGTTCGCTAGCGGCGTGGCTAATACGCTCACCGTCTATTGCAAGAATGCCGGGTACAACTTTGCCTTCATCTCGTTCAGTGACTTCGTCGCCAACGCGGCCGGTATCGTTGTTGACCTGAGCTCGGGCGAAATATTGAACATCCAGCAGGTCGGTAGTATGACGCTCGGGCTGTATTCGGCTGTGATGATGGCCAACGGCTGGTGGAAGATCACACTGACGGGAACCGCTACCACCTCGCCAGTCCACGTGACGATCCATCCGTCCGCCACAGGAGGCACTGCACCGTTCGCAGGTGATGGAGTCTCTGGCATCTACGCCTATGGCGCGCAACTTACCCAAGCTGCCGCTGTTGCCCCACCGTTGACCTCGCTAGCCAAAGACACCTGCGTAATAGGCGACTTGATGTCGCTGTCATGGGGTGTTGCGAACGGCACTGGCACAGTGCAGCGCTTGCAGATGTCCCTGCTGGGAAGTGCATTGCACTCTGCCATCTATGGGAGTGCATATCCCAATACCAATCCAGCCTCGTTCCCCGGCAACAACCACTTCTACATGCCCCTTTGGGGCTACATGATGGGAGCTGTCCTTTCGCAGCTGCCCTACGTCAATAATATGATTGGCGCAGCGGGGACATTGCAGAACCTGTCGATCAACCTGCCGATCAACAACATGACCGGCGCCAGCGCCTTCACGATCTACCAGAACGGGGCGGTTGCTAACCTAGGACCGACTATCGGTGTGGGGCTCACTGGGATCTTCACAGACACCCGCCAGCTGCAGGTCAACCAAGGCGATATGGTCTGCACGCACCTGTTCGCTAGCGGTGGATCCTTCCTGCCAACTGGTCTCACTGTAGGGTTCGTCAATCCCAATGCGCCCGCCAACGACCTCAACGTTCACGTCTACGCCGGGCTGGTGGCTGGCACTACTACGTACTACCAGATCTACGGCGACTCGTTCAGTCTCGGCGGAGTCACTGAGGTGGTGGCGCAGACCGCCCACGGCTTCGGCGTTACGATGTCTGGGATGCGGGTTGGTATCGCTACCAACACCACCACCTCGATCTCGACGGCGGCAATACGCGTCAATGGAGTAACAGGGAACTCTAAGGTCACCATTGGCGTCGGCCTAACCGGCTGGTTCGTTGACAGTGTGAACCAAGACTTCTGTGGGTATACGGACAAGGTTGCCTATCAGGTAGTGGCGGGCGCAGGTTCAGGATCTCCCATTGTAGTTTCCTTCATTGGCGCCGTAGAGACTGCCCCTGCCAACCCGCCCAGTAGTGTGCTGATGGGCGCAAGCGGCAGTATTGGCATCGCTGCGACTACCGGCAACTTCTCTGGACTAGCGGGTTCAGGCTTCGTTGGGAGTGGCGTTACAGAATCGTTCATTGCATACCCAATGCCTGTAGCAGGCGCGTTCAGTGGCCTCTCGGTGCCCCCGAACGCAGGACAGACTGGTACCTGGACAGCCCAGTTCCGCAAGAACAGTGCGAATGGTGCCCAGGTGGTGACCAATGCAGCCCTGAGTTCCCTCAATGTGGACCCTGTAGCGGCAGGCGATAAGGTAGACCTAGCTTGGGGTGCAGGTACATCAGGTTTGATCTGGGCCATTCAGTCAGTCTTCTCAGCGGCGTCTGATCACTGGGCGATCTACGCCTGCGGCCACCAAGCGGCCGGCGGGAACGTAAACGCTGGAGCTACCATCTACCCCAGGCTCTGCGGATCGCCTGGAGGCCAAACGACCGAAGCAAATGTGCAGTCTCAGATAGGGGCTCCGGGCACACTCTCAGGGTTAGTAGTCATAATTTCGTTGAACGCTGCGACCGCCTCTTCAACTGCAGGGCTTCGTAAGAACGCTGCGAACGGCACACAGACAGTCACGATTGGAGCCGGCCTAACTGGACTCTTCCAAGATGTGACCCATACCGATGCGGTGGTGGTAGGCGACCTGATCAATGGGATCACCACTGCAGGTGCTGGCGGTACCATCAGCCTTATGGTAATAGGCGTAGCCTTCAAGAATACGGTCAACTTCCTTAGCGATCTCTTCGTGTCCGGGGTATCGTATACCGCGGCTGGATATGCTCGTATCTACGGGCAGAGTCTCGGCACCTTCACTGAGGCGCAGGCGCAGGTCTCACATGGCTTCGCGACTAGGATGTCACGCTACTGGATCAACGTCACTACAAATACCTGCACGGCTCCATCGAACAGCACGGTGCGTATCAACGGTGTGCAGGGGAATCAGGCTGTCACTGTTGGTGCAGGCCTGCTAGGCATCTTCACCGACGTGATCAATACCGACGCTGTAGGGCCCAACGATCTTGTCTGCTATGGCACCTTCCCTGGTGTTGGTGGTTCATTCCAGCCACTTACTATGGGCATCACTGAGAACGGGAATGTTACATACACCCCCAACATAGTGGCAAATGCTACGGCCGCGGTGGTGAGGGGCGCGAACACCATCTTGCGCTCGCCGGTATTGGCCAATGTGCCCACAGTGCAGAACCTGCGCCCCTTCAGGATTGTTCAGCAGCCGTTGATACCTACGCTTGCTCAGGCAGTGTCTCTGTACTTCCACGGCAGGCAGGTCTTCCATAACCGCATCATCGACACCCCTGGGATCGGCATCATATACAAGAATGCCCTGAGGCCGATCAAGCCATTCGTTGCAGTGCAGTCGCCCTTGTCAAGGGGCACTGTGCGCATCCTCCTGACTCTCAGCGGTGCAGTGAGCGAGTACTCTTCTACGGTGATTCGCGCCGCTGCCAATTACAGGGCGAATACCTTCCCGATAATGACTCAGAGGCTCGCCGCGACTATCATTCGGCACAATAACGAGCAGGTAGTTGCCCTGCTCAGGGAGAGCCTTGGACGTACCTTCCCGACGGTGATAGCCAATGTAGTGGCGCCGTATGCGAATACGTTCGGTCGCGCGATGAAGACCGTGTCTACGGTAGTCGCCCTCTTCAACCGAGGGAGCCCACGGCTGTATCTGGTTGAGAGCACTCACGTAGTGGATCTGATCAACAAGGCAGCCGCTCGCCCAAGGATTATCAACGCTCAGACTATCCAGTGGGTTGCCTTTGCGCCTGCACGTGCATACCTGGCGCTGGTGGCGATAGTGTCGTTGCGCCCGAACAGAGTAGGTCGCGCTGCGCCTGCTGTCGTGAACACGCTCAATATCCACACCAAGGAGGCAGTCCGACTGATCCTCACCCAGGTGACGCAGATTGTATCATTGCGGAACGATGCGCTGCACCAAGCGGAGTATGTTGACGCCGCTACTACGCAACGGTTGCGCAACCGAGTTGCTCGTGCCGCTCCTGTAGTCGCGACGGTAGTGTCGTCGATCGTGGACTCGATAGTTCAGCTTGCAACAACTACTATCGCAACGGCAGTGAGCCTGTTGAGGAGGCGGGTACCTAACTTCCCGTTGGCTGAATCTGAACACGTAATGTCCTTCGACACGTACACGGTGAAGCGCCACGAGGCCACCAATGTGGTTACAGTGCAGTCGATCAGCTTCACCTTCGGTCGAGGGATGCTGGCAGTTACAGCAGTAGTGTCTCTGTTGGTGAAGGCGGTGCGGAACGCCGTGAAGCCGCTCGCCAACGTCGTAGTCTTGTTCCAACACACAATCCCCACCTATCTCCTCGCGGCGAGCGAACATGTCGTGAGCATCGAGCATGATACGGTGAAAAGGCGTGAAGCTACCAGCGTAGAGACCGAGCAGCTGTTCTCCCAACTGAAGGGACACACCTCCATTGGCGTGACACAGGGTGTGCCATCCTCCAGCAACAATGTAGGGAAGCCTTTGGCGGCAGTGGTAGTTTTCACTACTGAGTCGTTCCGTAAGGGTGCTACACATATCGTGCTCGCGGTGGCCAACACTATGGAACGAGTGGCATTCTCCATTGCGCACCTTGAAGATCCTAACGCTGCCGTAGTCGCCATCGAGCGTGTAGCAGTGGTAGAGCGCCCCATCGATGTGGTGGCTACCGTCGTCTCCGCTGATGTGAAGGCAATAGCCAAGCCTCTGGAAGCAATTGAGGTCCCGGTATCGCTGTTCACCAGGGTGACTCAGGTCCTGAGCTTCATCGCCGTCGCACCTGTAGTGACACTGCTAGGACGTGTAATCAACATCCGCAGAGTCATTATGGCTCCCGTCATAGCGTGGGTGCAGCTGGTTCGTCCCATGAGCGCTGTGGCTTTGGCAACCGTGTCGTCGCTGCTCGTGAGAGCTGTGACTCAACCTCGTACGGCTGTAATCACGGTCTCCTCAAAGCTGTTCATCCCGCTGTTGCGCTTCTTCCTAGCCGCTGCCAATGTTGTCGCCCATGGCGCCAACAATGCAGGCAAAGTGGCGCACGTCAACGCTATCGTCGTGCCAATGACCAAATACGTTGGTGGAAGGGTTAGAAGGCTCTTCCAATTCATGCGAGGGATATCACCTAGGAGCTAGTCATGGTTGACATCATCTTTGCCGTCCTCGTCGTGGTCGGCTTCATCTTCTGGTTCTTCGCCACCTTCCCGAACGCGCCCAATTGGTCGGAGCGTGTTGCCAGGGGCTTCTTCCTGGCTGCCTCGGTCGTCTTCGCCTACATGCTGCTCACTACTCACACTCCGTAGGGGACCCAAAAACTTTGGTGGACCAACGTTTCTGGTATTGATTGTGCCACCAACGTGCTATATAATGATTAGATGATCCGCCGAGGAAGCTGATGCAAACTCAACTCCGGGAGATCGCGGTCCAGATCGGTGGCCAGGGCTCTGGCATGGAGCTCCGCACCGAAAGCTTCGACGGCACTGAATATCTGGTCGCTCCCCTGGTGATGCTGGTCGAAGGGGTCATCCAAGGCGCGAATAGCTCGCAGCCGGAGTTCTGCCCTGCTCTGGAGCTGGACAAGGCTCCACAGGGCTGGAATGGTCGCCCTCTGGTGATGAACCACCCGCAGTTGAACGGGGAGTTTGTTAGTGCCAACATCCCCGAGGTGTTGGAAGAGTGGGCGTTCGGCCACATCTTCAACGCGTCCGTCTCCGCAGGGAAACTCAAGGGCGAGGCGTGGATCGATACTGGGCGCGCCTCCGAGCGGGGCGGTGACTTCCAGAATGCCGTCGATCGGATCAACTCCGGTGAGCTCGTCGAGGTATCGACTGGGCTCTTCACCCAGGTGATTCCCAGTAAGGGGAGGTACAACAACTCCCGCTATTCAGGTGTTTGGTCTGGTATCGTGCCCGACCACCTTGCCATCCTGTCCAAGGGTGTCACAGGTGCGTGCTCGATAGAGGACGGTTGTGGCATACCTCGCCTCAACCAGATCGCAGCGTGGCATCAGAAAGCCCCTGGACCAGTTAACACCTCCGCCCTTCGAGTTCATGCTCAGCCCGTCGATCAAGCCGCCGCGATCAAGGACAATTGCTCCTGCGAGGGCAATGGTGCCCAGCCTATCGCCGTTGGCACGACAGGCATCGCAGCCACTGCGGCAGCGGTTGCTGCTGCGGTTGCACGTGTCCTTTCTCCAGGCGTCATTGGTGGGCCGGCGTGGGATCCAGCACCGATCAACGGTGGCAAGGTTGGGGGCGGAGACGGTCCCACCCGCACCACTGAAATGGCCGGTGCTGGAATCTCCCCAACATCGGTACCACCCCCGGGCACTGGGACTGGTGCGACGATACCGACCTCCGTAGATGACGATGCGGATGCGAGCGAAGACTATGAGATGGTCTACGGCGATGACGCCGAGGCGACCGCTCTACGCCCTCCTCGTCCCGCCGACACCTCCTTCACGTCGATGTCCAAGCGTGCGCTCGTCGCCTACGGCAAGCGTATGCGCGATCAGTTGGAGGCGGCCAAAGGCACGCCGACCCAGCTCAGGGGCAACGCCCTCGACTCCACCATCGTCTTCTCGGACGTCGCGCAGATCCTTGCTGCGGCGATCGACGACAACTACGACACGATTACCGGCTACATGTACGTTGCGGCTGTGACTACAGATGTGGTCGTGGTCTGCGCGTATGATGACAATTGGAACCCGGTCTGCTACCAGATCGGCTATTCCATGGACTCCAACGGCAACGTGACGTTCACCGGCGAGCCCGAGCCAGTCATCATGCTGACGAGGATCGTCGCCCAACCTGACTCGGGTGTCACTGCGAACCAAGGAAGTACTACCATGACCGACAAGAACACCCCCGCCGCGCCGGCTGTGGCTTCTGCTCCTGCCGCGACTCCGACTGCAGTCCCCGCCACACCGCCGGAGCCCACGGTTGCAGTGGCGCCCACAGTGCTGTCGGTCGACGAGTACATTGCTGCCGCGCCTCCGGGCATTCGGGAGATGATGTCCTCCTCGATGCGTCTCTTCCAACAGCGGAAGGATACCCTGATCGCCGCGATCAAGGCCAACGGCCGCAACAAGTTCTCCGACGAACGCCTCGCTGCGTTCTCCGTCGAGGACTTGGAGGTGCTCGCCGACCTCGCCTTCGATCCGCCGCCGATCAATCCGCGGCCCCTCACCGAGGGTCGTGGAGGGAACGGCAATCCTCCGAATCCGTCCGCCGCTCCCGCAGCCAACGCTGCCCCGCCCAACTACTCAGGGCGAGCGGCACCCACCGCCGATGGCCCAGTGGTGATGGAAGATCAGGGAGGGGCGCCGCCTCCGCCCAAGGTCTTCGAAGGACGTCCTGCCTCCCGCTTCCAAAAGGGAGCAGGACTGAGCGCAGGCGCTGGTCGCCGTCCGATCAATCCGGACGATGCCACCGCCTCAATGAACTGATCCCGCGTGCGGGATTGCCCCTAGCGTAGTCCTTAGGTTTAGGGCTGCGAAGGAGATACAGACATGCTACGCACCGTTCCTATTGGCCTTCGCTCTGCCCAGATCAAGGAAGCGAACGTCCTGGACGCCGGCGGCATTTTGCCAGGCCACCTGATCGCATACGATGCCTTGGGCAACGTCACTCGCACAACTGTCGCAGGTACCGTGGCGACACGGGTCGCGATCGAGAACAACATCTTCGGCGGTGGCGGCGGCTGGACCTCTTCGCAGGTTCACGCGCCTCAGCAGGTGATCCCCGCCAATCCCTACTTGTCAGGGGACCAGTGCATCTTCGCCATGCTCGACATCGGCGCCGAGTTCCTCGCCCTGGTGGCGACGGGAGCTCCTGCGATCGCCGTGAACGATCCGCTCGAGTCCGCCGGCGATGGCACCGTCCGCAAGCAGCTGGTTGCAGGCCCCTATTCGCTCAGGGCGATGCAGGCTCTCACCAACACCTCAGGGGTTCCGCAGCAGCTGCGCGTCGAGGTGATCATCTAGGCCGCGCCGTCGTCACTTACTCGCACGCGGCACAACGAGGAGGCACTACATGTATGGGATCAACGGACTAGCTGCCTCCGCCGGAGTCAGTGTCGATATCGCCAGGATGAGGACCGATGGCTCTGTCGGTGCCTCTGGTTCGGTCGCGCAGCGCCTCCTCCAATCTGGGATGAACGTCCAGGCGCTGCGCACGAACGGCACCCTCAGGTACGACGAGTGGAAGTTGTACGACAAGGTAGTCGTCGACGTCGCTCAGGAACGTCTGGTGGTTACCCAGGAACTGCTGTCAAGGGGATTGTCCTACCCAATCCCCAACGCCCTAGGCGTCATGCAGATCCAATGGGAGACCATCAACGACCTCGAGCCGGCCGAGATGACGATGTCAGGGCTGAGCGAGGCGTCGAAGGACGAGATCAACTACGCCCTGAACTTCATGCCCGTCCCGATCATCCACAAGGAGTTCCAGCTGAACCTGCGTCAACTGGAAGCTGCTCGGAACCACGGCAACCCGCTCGACACGACCCAGGCAGAACTCGCCACCCGCAAGGTCGCGCAGTTCATCGAGGCGCTCATCTTCACCGGCGCCACGGTCTCGACGAACAACGGCAACATCTACGGCTTGATGAACCACCCCAACCGCAACGTGGGTTCCGCGTCGGCGCCTTGGGGCGTGTACACCGCGACCCTCGGTGGTACGGTCACCGCCGACATTTCCGCGATGGAAGCCGCGCTCGTCGCGAAGCACATGTTCGGGCCGTACTTGCTCTTCATCCCCTACGCGACCTACATCGCCTGGGGACAAGACTACAAGACCTACGCCGACACGACGATCCTCCAGCGCGTCCTCGAGATGCCTGGGATCGAAGGTGTCATCCCGACGCAGAAGTTCACCGGCAACGGCGGACTCATGGTGCAGACCACCTCGGACGTCATCCAGATGGTCGACGGCATGCAGCCCACCCTCGTCGAGTGGGATACGCGCGGCGGCTTCGAACTGAACTACCGGGTCATGGCGATCATGCTGCCCCGGGTCCGCGCAGACCAATATCTGCAGTCGGGCATCGCTCACTGGTCGTAACGTTCGCCTACCGCTCGGCGCGCTACGATAGCATGATCAGGGCCACCTAGCGAGCGGAGGGCAGCTGGGTGGCTCAGAGTTTAGATAGCCCTCCTGGAGGCCAGAGGATGGCTGACGAACAATCTTCGACGAAGCCTGTGGCTCCCCCGAGGACGCCTCCTACCGATCCGTCGACTGGAGGCCCAGGCAACCCGGCTGTCGCAGTTCCGCAGAACCTGCAGAACCCGTCAGGCACCGCAGTGGCGCTGAATGAGCCCATCGACAATACCGTGGCGATGGAAGGCCGCAAGGCCTACATCGTGCGCGAGGGCAAGGAATTCAGTGCGATCGGTCCGATGGGTCGTCGAGACTTCCAGGCTGGCGAGACGATCCAGCTGCCTCCAGAGACGGCTCAGAACTTCAGCTCGCACCTCTACGATGCAGAGCCGGACGAAAGAACGCCGGTCGACATGATGCCTCCGCCTCCTCCGCCCAAGGGATCGGAGGAGATGTCGCCGGCTGAACGGCAGGCAGCGCTGGCACGCGCCGGTCAACAGGTTCCGCAGCAGACGGCGCCTGGACAGCCCGTGCAGACAGCTCCTCAGGCGCCTGCTCAGCCTCAGATCCCTTCAGAGAGCCCGAACCCGCCGAAGCCTCCGATGCCTCCTCCTTCGGAGTCGCCGGCCGAGAAGCAAGCTGAGGCAGCCGCTCCCAAGCCAGCTCCACCCAAGACGTAACACTAGGCGGCGTGCAACTATCGGTGTGACGGTGACTACGGATGACAGCTAGAGCGACAGATGCGGACGTCCGAACGCTGGTTGATATGCCAGCGAAGGACCCCACTACGCTCTTCCTGTCTATGGCCAACTTGCTTGTCGAGGAAGAGCTAGTCCCCGCCGCACCGACTCTTTCGCCAGCTCGCCTGACCGCCATCGAGCAATTGCTGGCGGCGCACTTCTGTGTGCTCGCTCAGGAGCGTGGAGGGCTTACCTCATCGGCCCTGAACAACACGAAGGACACCTACTACACCATCAAGGGCACTGCATTCGGGCTCGCCTCGACAAGGTTTGGAGCCCAGGCGATGCAGTTGGACGATACAGGCACTCTGGCGGCCCTACAGCAGAAGTCCGGCGGGACTGCCTTGTTTAGGGTTGCTGGCTATCCCTACGATTACGATTCGCCGGTGCTGCCATGACGGGTCCCTGCACGCGCATCCTCAACTCCATAGCCACCTACTGGGCGCCGCTCGGGCAGACCGACGACTTCGGCCAGCCGCTCTTGGACGCCCCGCAACTGGTGAACTCCAGGTGGCTGGACGAGGAGCAGTTCGTGCGCTCGCCGCAGGGTGACGATGTCAACTGCCATACCGTCGTCTATATCGATATCGACGTGGATCTGGAAGGGTACCTAGCAGAGGGTGACTACTCCTATCTGGCAGACCCTCGCAACCTCGGGCAGGATGGGCCTCAGTGGATGGGGCAGATCAAGCTGTTCAGCTCCACCCCAGACTTGCGGAACCTTGAGCGGGAGAGGAGGGCTCACCTGACATGAGCCTCGCTCCCCGCCGTAGCGCCTATGAGATCCATAGCATCTCCCTTCAGAAAGAGCTCAAGGCCTCCGCTCGCGCTCAAGGGCGTGCGGTCTCTCGTGGTGGCCGAGGTCATGAAGGCGGTGCTGGTGGTGGTGTACATATCCCGTCTGGGACGATCCACCCAATCAAGATGAGCGTAGGCTCGGGCCACTACACTGGCGACCTGGGAGAACAGCTGAACCAGCTGGAGAAGGACTTCACCTGGTACTGCAACCAGTTCGAAGAAGGGTCGATGGAGGTACTGCTGGCAGCGTTGGCACCCACGATAGAACTGGCGTCGTACTACTGCCCCAAGAAGACTGGCGCTCTGGCAGAGAGCGCATATCTAGAGGCAGAGACGTTCCGTAACGGCCAGCGCGTAGAGATGGGGTTCGCGAAGGGCGGCCATCCTGACTATGCGATCCCTGTGCATGAGGATGTGGAAGCGACACACGAGCCGCCTACCAAGGCCAAGTTCATGCAGGATGCCATTGACGAGGACTGGGGTAACGTCACTACCAGGATCGCTCAGGGATATCAGCTCATGTCGGGGTTGAAGTGATGGCCAACACCCCACCCCGCACTCCCAGCGTCGATCGGGTTGACAATGCTCAGATGGTGGCCAACCCTGCCTCTGCTCCTACTACCTACCCTACCATCTGGAGCCCTGCGTATGGCATCCAGTTGATCCTTCAGAGCGTGGGAGTGGTGGATGGCGACTCTGGATGGACCTCAGCATGTGGCCAAGAGCCTGACCAACCTGACAAGATGGTGACGATCTACGACCGCGGCGGCCGTGCTCCCGAGGTGGTAGTAGGCATCAACTGGCCAGAGGTCCAGTTTATCGTGCGCGGGGGAAAGCTCGACTATAATGGGGCATATGGCCAGTGCATCGCAATTCGCAATGCGATCCAAGCCATTCCCGACCAACCCGTCTGGCCAGAACTCACCTCTGTGTGGGAGCGGACGGACATACAGAATCTTGGCAGGGACGGTGCGAGCCGCCCCCGCCTTTCGATGAACTACCAGTTGATCACTACGCCGGCTGATCCCGGCTACAGAATGTAATTGTTAGACAGGAGATCGTCATGTCGAACAAAAGGCTGCAGATCTCGACGGACAACGTCAACTGGTATACCTTCCCAGGCTCGACGGCGGCGAAGAAGGTTGAACTCAACTCGATCACTGACACGATCTTCGGTCAGCCCTTCGAGTCGATGAATCCGACCATTGGTCAGTCGGACTATTCCGGCGACTCCTACTTCAAGGGAGTGGCAGGGTACAATGCCCAGATCAAAGAGACGGGCATCCCGACGGTGATGACCTCTGAGCCGTGCACTCTGGTCTCCGGTAAGACTTACCAGATCACCAATCCGGCACACCGGCTGATCGTCGTCGAAGCCAACCTCATCATCATGGACGCCGGCGTCAACAAGGTCGCGAACGTGGCGTTCATCGACTATCTTGCCGGCACGATCACCTTCGCGGCTTCCTATGTGGTCACCGGACCCGTCACCGTCACCGGCTCCTACTATCCTACGGCGACTCTGGCGAAGGCAAGGTCGTGGACTCTCACGCAGACCCAGACTGAGATCGACGCCACCGACTACGACGATGCGCAAGCCACCAACGGGATGCGCACCTTCCTGCCAGGGCTGAAGAGCGTCAAGCTGGCGCTCCAGAGCATCTACTTCGCCTCCAACGCCTACATCTCCGACTTGCTCAGCCGGAGCACGGTGTACGTCGTCGGCGACCTCGAAGGGGCGACCACCCCCAATATGGAAGTCTGGCGGGGGATGTTCCGCAAGGTGGACCACAACCAGCAGGGCAATCAAGGTGCGTTGGAAGAAGAGACCATCAACTACGACCTCTTCGTCTACAACAACCCCCTCATGTCGTTCCCCTTCAGCTGGTACGTAGCTGGTGGGTCGTCGATGCTCGCCATGGCTGTGCAGGAGGCGATCAACGCCTGGCAGCTGCAGACCACGATCTACATCCGCTACCTGCCGTCAGGCGTTACGGGTATGATCCCTCCAGATGGCTGGACGTCGGCTGCGATCGTCACCGAGGCGAGCCTTGCCAACGACTCCACCGGGCAGAACGTCTTCACCTTCAAGTTCCGCGCAACGGGGGCGCTCTCGAACGTCTAGCCCCTGACCCCACCTCTCCCTTTATCAACCCGAATGACAAGAGGCCAACATGTCATCCGATACCATGGAACCCGTCGGCGATGTGCCCGGCGTGACTACCACCGACGAAGAGGTTCTGCCTGCCGCCCCTGAGCCCAAGTTGGCTGACAAGGCCAATGGCTCCGAGAACGTCCTCGCAAATCCCACACGGGACCAGATCAGACAGGCGATCCTCGACTCCAAGCCTGAAACCGAGAAGGTGGTCTTCAACGGCGTCCTGGTGGAGCTGCACCAGCCTTCCCTCGAGGAACTGCTGAACGTTCGCGCCGGCGCAGAGGACGACAACAAGAAGGCGGTGGTCTCGATGATCATCACCTACTGCTACGTCCCTGGGACGAACATGAAGGTGTTCGAGGAGACCGACTACGATTCGCTCCTCTCCGTTCCTTTCGGGAAGGGCATGTCGACTCTGCTCGAAGGGTTCACCAAGCTCACGGGGGTGGATGTCACGGATGCCGATAAAAGAAAGGCTGAGGGGAGATAGCCTGCGCTGGATCATCATGACCGTCGCCTATGAACTCGGCAAGACGGAAGAGGAGATCGTTCACTGGTCTGTGACTACTCTGAAGCGGTGGTGGACGTTCTTTATCGTCCGGGCTGAAGAGGAGGCTAAGGCCTATGAGCGGGCCCGTCGGAGAGCTGGAGCCGGCGGTCGTTAGAGATGAGAGGGGCCGGTGCTAAACCTCGGTGACCTCACCTTTGGGATTACCGCGAACACTGCAGGGCTTCAGGCTGCACAGCAACAACTACAGTCATTCGGCCGTGCGTTACAGGGCACTGTAACCAAGGCGAAGGGTGACATCGACGCTACTACCTCTGCCCTGATACGGCAAGAGGGTGCGGCGCTACGTGCGCTGCAACAGGTGCAGAGCATGCAGAACCGGATCGCCTCTGGCGGTCTATCTCCTGCAGCAGCGTCACGTCTTACCACCCAACTTGAAAGTGCATTCACTAAGTTCTCGAGCGCACAGGCGCAGCGATCACCCTTAAACCAGTTGCAGCAATCACGCCAGGCCATAGCTTTCGCCGAACAGCTTCAGGATGTTGCCCGAGCCTTTACTTCGGAGACCGTTGCTGCAAGGCAAGCAGAGGCCGAAGCAAATGCTGTCCAGGCGGCTTTCGAAAAGCAGTCGCTGGCCGCTATGCGCGCAGAGAACTCTGTCATGCTGCTTCAGGAACGTCTGGAGCAAGCGGCAAAGGCAGGCGCTATCTCCCCTGCTCGCGCTGGCGCACTCTCTGGACAATTGACTGGAGCTCTAGGGGCACTGCGCGGCGAGACAACAGGCGCAGGTGCAGATCCTCTCAATGCGGAGGCGATGCTTGCCAGCTCCCAGAAGTTCAGTAACGCACTCGGCTCTGTCCGGAATGAACTGTCCCAGGCGCAAAGAGCTGCGGCTCCCTTCAACGCTGCGATGCGTGGTATCAGTGATGCGTTGATCTTGTCTACTGGCCCCTTCGGAATGATGGCGTTCCGCCTACGTGCAGTTACCGACCTGATGAAGGAGTTCGGTGTTGTAGCCGGCGGCAGTGTAGCAGCTATTGTAGGCGTGGGCGTTGCCGTGTTCGGCCTGGGCGACGCTATGCTGCATGCTATGATTAGTCTACAGCAGGTTGAAGTCACTCTGAAGGCCATCACGGGATCTAGTATAGTTGCCAATGAAGAAGTTGGGTACTTACGGGATACTGCCAACCAGGCAGGCCTTTCGTTCCAAACCTTGGGAGCAGTGTTCGGGCGCTTTGAAGCCGCTGCAACTGCGACTGGGCAGAGTCTATCCATAACGCACGAGGAGTTTACTAAGCTCTCCCTGATCATGGGCACCTTGCACTTAGGTACAGAGCAGGTGAATAACGTCGTGCGTACCATGGACGAGATCTTCTCGCAGGGGTATGTGCAGACGAGGAACGTGGTTCGACAGCTGGCGACCGAACTCCCAGGCGCGATGGACATCTCTCGTGTAGCTGCTGCGGCCATGACTGGCCAGCTGAAGCTCACGGGGGCAGAGTTCACGAAGATGCTGTCCCAGAAGACGGTGTCAGGCCCTGAATTCGTCCAGGCGTTCTTGAAGGCCTACTCCGAGTTCATCAAGCTGGATCCCGCCAAGCCTATTGATACCTTGCAGGCCTCTATCAACCGCTTAGGCAACCAGTGGAACTATCTGCTCACTACTACCTCGGAGTCTACAGGAGCTACCAAACTCTTTAAGGACGTCATCACTGGGCTAGCAAATGGGATCCAGTCGCTACGGAATAACTTGTCGACCGTGCTGACCAACATTGCAGGGTTTGTAGGCGCTTTGGCAGGTATAGGCGCAGCGCTGGTCGTGATCTCGTCCTTCGCCCCTACAATCGCAGCATTTGCGACCGTCTGGAGAACCTTTGCCAATGCCATAGTAATAGTGCGCAATGCGGAGACGATCCTAGCCGGTGTACAGGCGGCGCTCAACGCCTTGATGTCCGCCAATCCTATAGTGCTCGTCATACAGCTATTCCTTTCGCTCGCTGCAGCTGTTGTGGGCGCCAAAGTTGCTATGGACTTGATGAACACTGCCATCATGACTAACAATGCCCAGATGGCGGACACTTCGGATATTGACAACTACATCAAGAAGGAGAAGGACCTCAAGACCCAGGTCGATGAAGTGACTGCGGCTTACGCAAAGCAGGCTGGCGCAGCTCAGATCGCGACCCAGGGCCAGTTCATCCCTGCTCTGATTGCCCTTAATAAGGCGCAAAGGGACTTCGATGCGGAGTTGCAAGCTGCCCAGCAGATGGACATTGCGCAGGGCATTCCCACTTCGATGGCGAATCAGAGCAAGGCTGTTCAAAGAGCGCAGTCCGTACTGGACGACGCTAAGCAAGCCTATCAGATGGCTCAGCAGGCCGGTATCGACGCTGACAAGCGAGTGCAGGCCATTCAGGCGATCGCCGCTAAGCCTTCTGACCGAACCCTAGGAGTTGGGTCGGCAGGAGACGCTACTCACAAGGGACCGAGCCCCTTCGCCGGGACGTCGGAGATCGAGAAGGTCATCCAAGAGGCGGCCGCCGCTCAACAACAAGTCAACGAACTGCTCGCCAATCCTACCGCCAATACGAAGACGATCGAAGACCTCGCTAAGGCGCGAGAGCTGCTATACGACATCTCCCACTCGAAGGACACCCAGGCGCAGCTCAACGTCATCGTCAAGTTGATGAACGATGCAGGCGACAAGTCTATCGGTCTAGGCGCCCACCTTGACGAAGTTACCGCACACCTAGAAGCGTTCGTCAAAAAGGCACGTGAAGGGCACGAGACTCTCAAGGACTGGGCAGATACGCAGGAGAGGATCAAGAAGGGCGCCGCAGATCTATCTTCTGAGCAGGAGAGGATCACCGCATTGGTAAATGGGGTGAACCCTGACTCGTTGGATATATTCAAGAAGCCTCTGGATGAGGCGAGGAAGCTCATTGGCGAGCTTCAACAGTTCCCTGCTCTGTTGGCAACTTTGGAGGAGCAATCGAAGGGAGCTCCAGGAGAGGACTTTGCTCACCGGCTTGCAAATATGATTTCCGGCGGAGAAGCACTGAAGGAGGCTGAGAAGCCTCTGCAGTTGATCAACGAAGATGCTCTGACAATGTCGACCAATCTGGCGTCGTTGAAGGCATCTTCTGTCGGTTCTATTCTCGACGTGGGCTATATGGAGCAGGCCACGAAAGCGTTGCAGGGCCTTGACTCTGACGGCCTTGCGAAGGTTGAAGCGTCTCTGTCCCGCTTCGAGACGGTAACTGGGAGTGCCACTACAGACCTTGCGAACTTCCTTAAGACGCAGGCGCTCGTGCAGCAAGCGACTGACCTTCACAAGAAGGCGCTAGAAGACAACATCAAGGCCTGGCAGGACTGGGCTGACAATACGGTAGATTCCATCGGCAAGGTCCTCAACGGGACTGAGTCCCTGGGGACTGGCATAAAGGATATCTTCCACTCCCTGGCAACGACGATAATTAACGCCGCGCTCATTAATCCCATGAAGCTGGCGCTGAACCAGGGCATCTCCAACATGATGCAGGGGATTACCTCTGGCTTCGGTGCTACCTCTATGGGAGGTCTCTGGGGGACTATCGGCAATGTGATCAAGAGCGCGTTCGGGGGAGGTGCTCAGGGGTTCTCGGGTGCGGCCGGTACCTCGGCAGCTTTGGCAGCAACGACTTCGCTCACCGCTGCAACGACTGCAACTGCTGCCTCGACTACCGCACAGGGCATCGCCACCGCCACTGCCACTGCGTCGTTGGTAGCGTTCACTGGCGCCTTAGATTTGGCTTCCGTTGCGGCCATGGGCTCTGCAACCAGTGGTATCACATCGTTCCTCTCGCCCCTGATTGGCGTTGGGACTCTGATGACGGTTGCTACGGGTACTCAAGGGCCCATCTCTGGTCCAGGCACTACCACTTCAGATTCCATCCTTGCAAGGGTGTCGAAGGGTGAATGGATCATCAACGCCGCGGTAGGTCAGCGGTATGGATCCTTGCTGCGTGCGATCACGACAGGCAAGGCTCTTCCTGGGTTCGCCTATGGAGGGTACGCTGGCAATGCGGCTGGTGACCTCTTCGTGCCAGGGGTTGGGTCGCAGGCAATGTCTGCAGCCATCACCAACGCCAACTCGACTGGGATAGACGCACGTGCGTATATCGATGCGCGCGGCGCAACTCCAGACGCGGTAGCGGCCCTCAGAGACGAGATGCGGATCAGGGAGGCAAAACTGAAGTCGCAACTACCCCAGATCATCGATGCGCGTACGGTAGATAACCGAGTGCGCAATCGTTGGGGCATGGCGTACTAGCGCTAGGGAGAGGGTAAGAGGCCATGGCAATTGTTCCTGCCCTAGCGATGCCGAGCCCCTTGCCGGTGAACTCGGTGACCTTCAATCTCACTCCGGTTCAGATGCTGACTCCTACCAATACAGGCGGGGGTGGTTTCATCCAGAGCATAGACCGTACCACTCCGATGTGGACAGCGAAGTATGTGACGCGCCCTCTGGCATCAACTGGCGGCAGCGCGTATCAAGCCTGGATTAGATGGCTTGACCTTCTTGAAGGGTCCAACTATCCTTTCCTGGCGTTCCATCCTCGCTTCCCAGTGCCTGCGGCGTTCATGTCGCAGATGCCTGGCGCGCTGACTTCAAAGCCATGGGGTGCGGCAACTGTTGTGTCAGCCAACAACTTCTCCGACCCTGGGTACATCATCAACGGGGTGCAACAGGGAACACTGACGGTGTCTGGGTTCACCGTTGGTACAGTATTGAGCCCAGGTGACTTCGTCGCTTACCAGAACGGGAACCTCTTCCTCCTGTATAGGGTGTGCGACCAGGCAGGCCCAGGGGCCATCTCGAAGATCGCCGTGAAGCCCCGTCCTCAGGATGTGATCTCTACGTCACTGGCGCTGAACCTGTCCAAGCCCTGCTGCTCTATGAAGATGACCGCAGTTCCTGCATGGACTGACGATGTATCGTCGTTCCCCATCTGCACAATTATGGCAGCCCAGTATATGGAACGGGGGACGTAGCCCGTGGCACGAGCGTTTACCCCCGCACAACTACAGCTAATACAGGGAGGTCGTATTAAAGCCCGTCTCCTGGCATTGTTTGCCTTGGACTCAGGCAACTGGTATTTCTGTGATGACGTATGGGACATGTCAGATGGAACTAATACTTGGATTGGTGCTTCTGCTCTTGCATCTTGCACTGACATCACTTCCGCCGCCGGATTCGCCGCCGAGTCCGCAACGATCATTATTGATGGAGACCGCCTATCACAGTCAGGCTTTACCGATCCTGCGTATCTCTTCCGGGAGATCATGTACGAGATGGTGCACCAGCGCCGGGTATACCTTTATTTAGGCCTAGCGCTGCCGGACTCGAAGAACTTCACGCTGGTAGTCCCGATCTACACCGGGGTGATCAATAACTGCAAGGTGGTATACCCTGCCGTCGATGTTATGGGGTCCAAGGGGGGCGGTGATCCTTCTACAGTGCAGCCATCCCAGGGGCAGTTGATCATCACCCTGGATTCTATTGCCAGCCGATATAGTTCCTCGACATTCCGCACCCGCTCGCACAACGACCAGTTGAACATTGACTCCTCGGATCAGTTCATGTCGTTCGTGAGCCGTTTGGTTGGTAATGAGCAGATCCTATACTGGGGCAAGAATCCTCCCAAGGCCATCCCCAACCAGGGATATCCGTACCAGGGCTCGGTCATAGGAGGGCAGTATAACCCCTACGACCCCTTCGGCGGGATACAAGGGAATACCTACTGATGTCCAGAGTTCATGACTGGGGACAGAGGCTGACGGAGTACATCGTGCAGTTGCGGTACGAGATGGACTGCGACTACAAGCACTTCGGGTATGATACTGGGGACCCGTTTGCAGTCAACTGCCTGACGTTTGCAGTAGGTGCTGCCCAGGTGATCACAGGGCGTTCCTATGCAGATGCGTTTGCTGGGTACACGGATCCCAAGAGTGCACTGCGGTACATGAGGTCAAAGGGGGAGAACCTCGGAGATGTGTTAGGCCTATACTTCCCGGAGAAGCCTTGTGCCTATGTGCAACGGGGTGATATCGTGCTGGTGCCAGCGCTGGAGCTCACCCCGTTCGGAGAGGGATGCTGCATTGCAGATCCGCCCCACTACTGGGGTTTAAGTGAAGGAGGTATAGGCTTCGGCCAGCTCACGGAGATCCTGCGAGCCTTCGCAGTTGATTCACTCCCGAGCCAATGGGAGGAGAAGGCTTAGTGCCTATCGTTATTCCCATCATAGCAGGGATTATTGTCGGCGCTGGCACGCTCGTTGGCGTCACTATCTCTGTCACCCTAGCCACTATGATCGCGTGGGGGCTAGTCCTAGGTGCGGCCATTGCTGCGTCGATGTTGCTGGCTCCCAAGGGGAATAAGTCGCTGTCCCAGGGGCAAGAGCTGGACGTCAAGTTGGATCCTACAATGCCCCGCCAGATAGTGGTTGGGCAGACAGCAACTGGTGGGAGTGTCATATGGGCATTCACCTACACTGACGATTCCACTCCCAATAAGTACCTGGTGCGTGTAATAGAACTGTCGGACTACCCATGCTCAGGGTTCGTCAATGTGATGGAGGGATCGAACATCTACGGCCAGCTGCCGAATATTCTCAGCTTCGATGGGGACATCACTACAGGCTGGCACAACTGTCAACAGCACCTAGGGGCTGGCGGCGCCTACAAGATGATGGCGCGGCTGTACTTGGGGACGCTACCGACACAAGCCAAAGGGTCGATCACTCTCATAGCGAATCCCCAGCCAGGGAATACGGTCACCATCGGAGGGTCTGCGATCACCTTTGTGTCGTCGGGGGCCAGCGGGAGCGCCCAGGTGAACATTGGAGCGAACCTCGCCGCTACAGCACTGGCGCTGACATACGTGGTTGCTGCCTATGAGACCATATATGGAGTACGCCCAGTCAACGTCCCTGGCACTGGCCAGGTGAATCTGTCCGCTATGGCGGCTGGGACTCCGGGCAACGCCGTTCACCTTGCTACATCCAATCCTGGCGCGATCACCCTATCAGGGGCGACGCTGACAGGTGGTGGCAACGATGCCGTTGCAGACGCCAATCTCATTAACTGGTCTGGAGGTCAGTGGACGTCCAACCACAAAGGCTCAGGCATATGCTACTGCGCTATGCGGTATACCTACAATACCGACGCGTTCCCAAATGGGGAACCGCAGCTGCAGTGGATCCTGCAAGGGGCTAAGATCTACGACCAGCGCCAGGATGCAACTCGAACGAATCCTACCCGTACTGGTAGCCAGCGGCTGACTGACCCAAATTCTTGGGCATACTCCGAGAACAGCGCAGTAGTCGCCCAACAGGTGATGAGAGGCTTCTACGTCAACGGCGTTCAGATCTTCGGCGCTGCGGCGCAGGACATTGACTTGCCAGATCCCATGCTGCTGGCCGCATACAACACCTGCGATATCCTTGTACCCTTACCAGTTGGCGGGTCTGAGAAGCAGTATCGCTGTGGTATAATGCTCACGGCCTCTGAGAATGTATCCCAAGACTTGCTTGAGCTGCAGTCCTCTATGGACGGGAACATCTACGACCGCTCTGGGATCATCACCATACTGCCGGGCGGGTCTCGTACTCCGCTGTTCACCCTTACGGACCAGGACGTCGTCTGGACAGAGGAGTCTTCTTGGCAGACGCTGGCCTCACTGGATACCCTCTATAATTCCGTTACTGGTTCGTACATTCCGCAATCGCAAGCATACGTTGAGACGCCATTCCCTGTGCTACGCAATACGGCTTGGGAGACCGATGATGGCTCGCAATGTATTCCCAGGAACATCACCTACCGTGCGGTCACCTCTGATACACAGGTACAGCGGATCAACAAGAGGGTGCATGCCGGTTCACGCTTCCAGGGCACGATAGGGTTCGTGACGAACCTCAATGGTCTGCAGATGGAGCAAGGGGATTGGTTCCAGTTCACCTCGGCCAGGTGGGGGTTTGCGGGGAAGTACTTCGTTTGCACACAGGACACTCTGCTGCAGACCCTGCGCCTGGGATTCATCGGCTCGGAGATATCTCCCAACATAGACGGGTGGGTCCCTGCAATCGACTACAAGACTCCTACCGACACCGTCAGAGGGCAGACACTGCCGATCTTGTATCCAGGCGTTCCTCCATCCAACACCGTGTCCTCATCTGATGGGAGTAACCTGATCACCGACATCAACTTCACTGACCCCTTCTACTGGACTCTCTCGTAACCTCCTATGGGCACAGCGGCATTCTCCTCGGACACCCACGTTACGACCCAGCAGCCTAATGGGCTGGGCCTGACGAAGGCTATCCTGTTTGCCTCGACCGGAGGCTCGCAGCAGCCTGCCCAGAGCGCTCAGACTCCTGTCATGCCGATCCAGGCGCAGGCGCTGTACTACTTGTCGTCTGACTACTATGTGCTGGCAGGGTTCAACGGGCAGACATCCATTTCAGTCGTCTGGCTGGCTCAGGACCGAACGACTGTAGTAGCAGTGAACAACGTCTTCGGAAAGGACTATCGGGGAGCACCTGCTCCAGCGGCAGCTCTCTTGGGACTACAGCAGATCCTGGCAGCGCCTGTCAATGCCGTGTATGCGGTGACGTCGTATAACTGTACTTGGCCATCTGGTGCTTCGGCGGGGAGTGCATATGCAGGGTCAGGCACTGCACCTAACGCAGCCACCGGGTCTGGGGCTGGTATGCAGTTCAACCAGACTCAGGATCCTACCACCTACCAGAACGGTGTGGCCGGGTCATATGTGGTTCCTAATGGGGCGGTATGGACGATCCCAGGAGGTGCCTCGTATGTGCGGATCAACTCCACGTGGGTAGTGACCTCGAACGCAATTACGATATCCCCAGGTACCATATTGTTATCGACGCACAATATCGGGGCTCTCTCATTCGCGTTCCCTCCTGGTACGGGGTATTCCCATGCGGACGTCTACCTGTGCGGTTGTGGAGGCAATGGGTCAGGAGTGAACACTGGGTCAGGGAAGAGCTACAGCGTTGCGGATGTTGGAGGCTCTGGTGCCAGCTCGTGCATCGCTACTGGGGTTGCAGTATCACCTGGGAGTTCAACGGTCAACTACAATCTGTCTGGGATTCCTGGGTCTCCTTCAACGCTAACTGGGGCAGGTCTCAATCTCATATGCCCCTCTGGGAACAGCGCGACTTCCAGTGCAGAAGGGGCTGCGCCAGCGCCAGCTACAGGGGGGACCACCAACTGGACTGGTAGAGCCGGCGGGCTAACCAACTCCTGGGATGGTGGGGGCTGCTATGATCCCAGTGGTGCCGTTGCCGACAACGTTACCGATGGCTCTGTAGGTTCTGGGAATGGGGTGGGAGGTGCAGGTACCTACTATTCACCCTCCGCTGGAGGTCCTGCGTTCTTACAGATCATCGCCCGTGCTTAGAGGTTAGAGGTTAGAGGCCCCCATGCTGCTCAACACTGACATTCGACTTGCCCCGCACACGCAGACCGTGGAACGCTGTTCCCTTGATGAGATGATGGCTGCTCGGGACCCTGACGTGTGGCCGTGGGTGAAGAGATACCGCTATATCACAGTCGAGGAGGTGCTCGCTGACTATGACGACTCAACTACGTCATTGGAGATCAAGAATTGTGCCTCCACTGAGTACCTTAGGGAACACGTTGGGGACAACCTGCTGGACGTGAACGAGTACATGTATTCCCATGAAGAGTGGGGTCCAATGGTGTGCACCTGGACGATGTACTTGACCTTCGCCCACAATAATGCTCGGGTCCCTGAAGACGGCTCTGGGCCCCTAATGGCTCAGTGGATCCAGCACTATATGGCTTTGGCGTTGGTCCGCTTTCATCCCTGGTCGAGAGCGCGGGGCATGGTGGAGCAGCTACTGGCGCACCAGAACATGAAGTTTGTTTCTAGGGAGGCTGCTCAGATTGTGCTGGACTATGTAGTTCAGGGGCATCCCAATCCAGGGAGGTTTTTGTGTAAGCCGGAGGTAGCGCCCAAGTTCGTAGGGGCAGGTTGGGCTCTGGAGCAGCTAGCAGCGTTTCCCGCCCCTGACTTTCCCCCGTCTTATGATCGCAAGCCTGACAAGCCTCCTCCTGATCAGGCGGAAGGGACCCCTGTCCATGAGCTCCCTTCCTTCCCTGTTCCTTCCCATTCTTCATCGGCTAAGAGTACGTAGGTTCGGTTCGCCCCTTTCCTTGCGTACTCCTTAGGGCAGGGCCTCCGATGGCCTCTCGGGGGTCCTGATCCCTATGCCTCTGCCCTCCAGAGTTCTCCCTCCATAGGGTGAGGGTCCGGCCTCTCCCTATCTATTCCGTTGCTGTAACGCTAACCGAACTCCCAAGGGAAGACGACCCAATTATTCGGTATCTCGGTACCAGGGAACGAGATCGGAGGGCGGTGCCCCTTGTAGAACATCACCGCAGTAGTGGCTTCAGGGAGTAGCCAGCGCGCCCAGGTCATAGTGCGCCCTGTATCCCAGAGGTCGTCGACGATCAGCGAGTCCGGGTTGTTGTACTTGGCTCGGTATTCTGGCAGAGTCATCTGCGGGCGCGGGAGCAGCTCCCCTAGTCGACGACCGTCCTTATACCCCATTACCCGAACGGATTCAAGGTTGGTCACGTTGAACCTATGGCTGAGCAGAAGGCCAGCGAACCACCCACCACGCCCTATAGCGAGCAATCGGTCAGGCTTGTACTTGTGCTCAAGCATAACCCTATGCAGGTGATTGACCGCTAGCTCCGCGGTCGCCCAACTGACGTATACCTTAGGTGCCGGCTCAGGAGCGACCGCGCGTGAGTTAAGCTCTGACGGCATCGAAGAACTCCTTCCGCAGAGGCGGGTTGGTGAGGAATCGTCCGCCACAGCGGTCGGTGACAGTCTTGGAGTTTTGCTGTTGAGCGCCCCTGGCCTTCATGCACATGTGCGTTGCCTTGATGCACACAGCGATGTCCGTGGTGCCGAGGATGTATGCCAGCGCCTCGTAGATCTGTGCAGTCAGACGTTCCTGCACTTGAGGGCGCCGAGCGAAGAACTCTGCCACACGGGCGAACTTGGATAGGCCGAGGAGTTTGCGGTTGGGAATGTAGGCGATGTGCGCCACCCCGTCAATAGGCATCAGGTGATGCTCGCATAGACTCATGATCTGGATATCCTGCACCAGCACCATCTGGTCGTAGGCGCCGTGTGCTTCCTCTGGGGGAGGGGCGTTACTGCCGGTCCCTGTAGCGGCGGGGACTAGTACGGGCCGAAGCACACCATTCGGCACCACCGTGCACTCAGGGAAGCGTTCGTAATCCAGGCCGGCACAGAACTCCTCAATGAACATCTTCGCATACCGGGCCGGTGTACGCATTAGGGAAGGATTGGTCAGGTCCAGCCCAAGATGGTTCAGGGCGATGCACAAGGACTCTTCGATGTAGGACTCTGCCAGTTTGAAGTCCGGGTCGTCCTTGAGAGGGGTCTCGAACCCCATCTTGACAAGGTGTTTGCGGACCTCCTCGCCTAGGGCGGGGTTGGTGATGTACTCGCTACCGAGTCGTGCCATTCGTAGCCTCTGCCTGCTTGCGTTGCGCCATTTGGTCCATCTTGCGGCGGCGCTTGATTTCCCTGCGGACGAACCATAGAGCTTTCTCTAGGTCTTCGTACGGGCAAGGGTGCTTCTCGTCACACCGCCAGAGGTATTGCATGGCGCTGCCGATGTTGAACGGCATGTGCTCGACTATCTCGATGCACTCTACGCCCGAGGGGTGATGGTTGTAATGAGGCGGGTGGTTGATCATATCTACCACCGCAGGCTCGTGTTCACGTGGAACGACTGTCATTGACATGTGCTATATCCGCATCCCTTACAGATCATGCATCCCGATTCAGAGACGTACTTGTATTCGTAGCACTTCGGGCACTGCTGGACCATCGCTGCCAGTATGCGCGCCTCGACTGCACTGAAGTCCATGTCGATAAGCCGAGGCTTAGAAGGGCTCAGGGGCACCACCTTATGTTCCGGAGGCTCTGTAGCTGGCTGGTACAGAGGATCGAACGGAGGGGTCATCTGCTCCAGCTTCGAGCCGATGTAGGCGACTAGACTGGGATAGTACTGGCCTTCTGCCCATGCCCCTTCCAAGCTGCTTAGCTGCTTCAGTTCCTTTGCCAGGTCTTCAAGGGTGAACCCGTACCGGAGTACTAAGCTCATGAGTAGGGAGGTAGTGGTCGTCCACTCCATGCTGCGCTGGTCTTTGGAGTTGAAGAATATCTCCCAGGGAGTTCCATCCGGAAGATAGTTGATCGTCAGGTAGAGGGCGGAGTTGAGGTTTGGCCAGCGGAGCTTGATTGTTCGGCCGACGAGCATTTCACTTCGCTCACGGCTGCCATTCCCGTTCGTGCCATTCTCTTGGTGCGGAGTCTCGTCAGGCGTCTCACCAGCCCGGGAGAGAATCGCTCCACGCACATCGCTAGGGCGATAAGTTGTACAGCCTTTGCAGCCGGCGTCATACGCGAGGGAGTAGACATTGCGGAACTCCTCAAACGTGGTCTCCTTGGGGAGGTTGATAGTCTTGCTGATGCTTGCGTCGATCCACTTCTGGCAGACTTCCTGCATCCGAATGTGTTCGTGGATCGCCACATCCTCTGCCGTGTTCATATGGCGAGGGAGCTCGTCGTCGGGGTGCAGAGAATGCCAAAGCTTGGCAGCGTAGGAGTACTCGGTATAGGGTTTGTAGCTACCATCACCCTGCAGGACGTTCCTCTGCATCTCGTGGGCGAACGTTGGCTCGAGCCCGCCGTCGATGTTGCCGTAGGCGATTGAGGTAGTGCCCGTTGGAGCGACGGTTAGGAGCACCCCATTCCGCAGACCGCGCTCCCGGATCCTATCTTGTAGGGTGTGGGGCAACATGGTGCCAGCGAACCCTTCGAAGAACTGCTCCGCAGAGAACTTCGGGAATGGGTCCCGCTCGATGGAGAGTTCCACCGACGTCTCGTATGCAGTGATGCAGAGGGTCTGGATGATCTGCTCTGCCAGCTGGAAGCTGCGCACACTTCCGTAGCGGGTCCCCATCTGGGCGAATGCGTCGCCGAGACCAGCAACTCCGAGTCCCAAGCGGCGCTTGGCGATCTCTTCTTCACGTTGCTGTGGGAGTGGGTAGTTTGTGACGTCGATCACGTTGTCGAGGAATCTGGTGCCGATCCGTGCGACGGTCTTCAGGAGCTCGAAGTCGAAGTAGGCGTCGTCGGTGAATGGCTTCTGCACCATCCTGGATAGGTTCACCGCACCTAGGTTGCACGTACCGTGTGGCGGTAGCGGTTGCTCGCCGCAAGGGTTCGTACAGTGGATGTACTCGCAGTACTGCAGGTTGTTGAGGTCGTTGATGCGATCAATGAAGATGACACCGGGCTCTGCGTATTCATAGGTTGACTGAAGAATTTGATCCCAGAGATCTCGGGCTCGGTGGACTGCGTACACGTACTGCTTGAGTCCTGTCTCGTCTTCGTCCCAGTCCAGGTCGATCAACTTGCGAGGGCGCTCGAATGCAGGGGGAACGTCGAAATGTAGGTACCAGTCTTCGTCCTCTTCGATTGCTCCCATGAAGGCGTCGGAGATCAGGACGGACACGTTGAAGTTGGTCAGCCGACCCTTCTCATGCTTGGCGGTAACGAACTTCAGGAGGTCAGGGTGGGTGTCGCTGATGGTCGCCATCATGGCGCCGCGACGGTCTCCAGCGGACTTGACAGTTGAACATGCAGAATTCCAGGTATCCATAAAAGGAAGTGGACCTGATGCAACTGACCCCGTCCGTCTGAGAATGGCACCGGAAGGACGTAGCGTGGAGAAGTCAGTGCCGATGCCGCCGCCTTGCTGCCCAGTGAGCATGATATGCTTGAGCGCATCTGCAATGAACTCCATGCTGTCTTCAATGCGGTCGTTGACGTAGCAGTTCATCAAGGTGACTACCTTGGCAGTGCCGGCGCCAGCCAGGATACGGCCGCCAGGCATCCAGAGGTAGTTCTTCATCGCCACTTCGGCGAGGTCTCGGTTCTTGGAACCGATGTCACTCAGGTCCTTGACGTAGATCCCGGACACTACTCGCGAGCACAGATCGTCCCAGGTCTCGATGCCGTAAGCGTACTTGCTCTTGAATATGTCGGCGACCAGGGGGCTGGAGTAGATGTCGAAGGAGTCGTGCTCCTTCGGGCGCTGGGAGAGGGTGTTGCGTTCTGCTTCGAACCACTCTGCCGAATTGTATTCAGGGGCTGGGGCTGGCTTACGGAGGGCCATCGGTACCTCTACTGTGCGACGCGTTCAATCTCTGTGAAGGTATCCGTCTGCGGACGGATCGGCGGTGCAGTGCGGATCAGAGCGCGAAGGGTTACCACCTCGCATAGAGTATGGCCCTTCTTGCGGTGGCCACCCATCACCACGCGATCCATGAGCGTTGCCGCTCGATCTGCGAGTCGTGGGCTGATCGAGAACTGCCCAAGGTTCTTGATGGCGGTTATCAGCACCCCTACGGTGAGTGCCCCGCTCCCGCGGAAGTATGCGTGCGACAGGATCCAGAATTGGGTAGTGGCCTGTTCGTTGGATTCTGGGTCATAGGCGGGCTTCGGTTGTAGTGACTTTATCATTGTTGGTCTTCCCCTATCCTCAACGAGGATGAGCCCCCAGCCAGCGGTACCTGACTGAGGGCTCCCCTTGTGTCACCTCGCGGATGTGTGCCGGCTTACAGGCACCGCAAGGCTTAGCAAGTCTGCGTTACCCGCTATGCCTTCGGCTGCGGGAGATCGGCCGGATGCGTTGGATGCGAGTCGGCGTCGATCACCACCCAGCGGAAGCCGACATAGGGGATGTAGACGAGGATCATGACGTCGCCCTGCACCCCTCCGAGCGGCGGCCACACGGTGCCAGGCGGCAGCGCGATGGGATGCTCCGGCGTTCCCGTGACAACCGGCGGCAGCGTGTTGTCCACGTGCGGCGGTGCTTCACCTCCCCAGATCCCCGGGGGAGGCGGAGGGAGAGTGTTGTCGGGCCCGACAGGCGGCGGCCAGAGACCCACAGCCGGCGGCAGTCCCTGATCCGGATGGGGAGGCGGAGCACCACCCCAGATCCCCGGAGGCGCTCCACCTGGGGCGATCGGGTGGCTCGGTGCCCCTGGACCCGGCCAGACGCTCGGCGGAGAACCGCCAGGTGCAATGGGGTGGGTAGGCGTTCCGCCTCCGCCACCGCTGTGTGCCAACGGTGTGATCAGGGCGAGGAAGGGTTCAGACATAACTTCTACTCTCTCCTAAGTAGTGGCGTCTGCCACGGTTGAACGCACTTGTCTCGCCCCCGCCGTACTCTTCGGTCTCACTATATGCTATAAGTATTATATAGCATACTAGCGAAGGAATCAAGAGGCAAAATGATGGGCGCCCCAATTTACTTTTGGCTCAGTCTTAGCCCTCCTATGCCGCCTCCTGTAAGGGTTCCCACTCCTGCATTGCGTCCGAGTCCCAACGTTCACCGAACTTCGCATCGGCGACGAACGGCACTCGTGTAAGGCCCCAATCTCTTGGTACTCTGGCCATCACCCCGAGCACGTACGTTAGCGATTCGTCCAAGGCCTGACGGTCCTGACGGATCTTGAAGTAGATGCTGTCGTGCACTAGGTTGCAGATCCTAGCATTCCACCGCTCGCGAAGCACGGGGGCCACCTCGCAGGCGGCCACGGTGTTGATGTCGGACGCCGTGCTTGAGTGGGGGTAGTTCGCGGCCTCGTTCTCAAGGTCGTGAAGGTTCTCGTAGCTGACCACACCCCACCTCTTTTTGCGTCCGAAGTTGGTGATCATCGTCCATCCTCGTGCAGGGGCTTTGCGCGAGTCCATGATGAACTCCTTTGCCCGAGGAAACTGGGCAAACCACCCATCGATGTACTCTTGCGCCACTTCGGTCGTGGTGTCGAATTCCTCTGCCAAGGTCCATGCAGTGCGCCCATATACGATACCAAACGTGACCGCTTTCGCTCTCATGTACTGCTCGTGGTTGTAGTTCTCCCCAAAGTATCGTCGTGACACAACCTTGTGGATGGAGGTCTTACCCTCCACGTAGATCTCGCATAGGGAAGGGTCGCCGCTCATAACAGCGAGGCATCGGAGCTCGGCTTGGTTCAGGTCAGCCTCAACTAACCACTCATCGGGGTCCGCAATGAACTGCCGACGGATGAAGGGACCGCGCTCCATGTTCTGTAGGTTGGGGTCCTTAGAGGCTAGACGTCCATTCACAGTCCCATGGATCAGGTAGCTCGTATGAACCTTCCCGTCCTTGTATCTCCACCCGAGCGCGGGCTTAACGTAAGTGCCGTGGCGTTTGGCGAGCTTCCTTACGCGCTGGATGGGGCGCACAATGGGATGATTGTGCTTGCGCTGGATCTGGATGATCGCCTTGGCGTCTGTGGAAGTGCCGATGGGGCCTAGCTTCATCCGGTTGTATAGGAGATCCCCCAGCTGTGCTGGGGAGTTGACGTTGATCGGGGCCCCGCAGTACTTGATAGCGTATGGCTGGATCTTGGCAACTTCCGCTTCGATCTCATCCTTGCACAGCTTGTCGTTCGTTGCGACTACTTCTGGGTCTAGGAGGATACCTTCCAGTTCCACCTCTGCCAGCATTTCGGAGGCTGGGATCAGTACACGGCGGTACAGCTTGGAGAGGTGTGGGTCCTTAGTGATCCGGGGCTGCTGCGCAAAGAATATCTGGTGCGTCTTGGCAATGTCATATGCTTGGTACTTGTAGAGAGCCTCTCTAGGTACGAGAGCATACGAGCGGTCGGCTTTCTTGTACCGCTTCAGGTATTGGTCTAGTTCCGCCTTGTGATGCGGAGCACCGAGTTCCCGTAGGGCAATTTGATCCAAGTCGTGCAGACCGCGCGTCTCGTTGAGCGCATAGGACTGTAGCATAGTGTCTTCATCGACACGAGCTCGTATGCCTTCTGCCCGGAAAAACTTAACGTCAAACTTGCCGTTCTGCCAGATCCATCTGGGTCCACGGGACTCCATGAGCCTCCGGGTAAGAGATTCGGCCCGCCAGATAAGGCGGTTCGGGATGATGTAGACATGCTCCCCATTCCACGTTACACCATGTGATATCATCCAGTCGCTGAGGAAGTCGAACCCAGAGGTCTCGATGTCCCCAGTCAGGTACGGTTGCTTGATGGCCTTATGTACGAACGCGGCATACTCTGGGATAGTTTTGATCACTCTGTAGGTAGGTGGCTCCCACACATCTGGTGGGCGGTCTTGTGCTAAGAGAACTGCCTTCTTCAGATCCCGCTGCCACTCCGAGTACCCTCCCCCACCTTGCTTCATCAGGAACGCAGGGTGCACCGCCAGTACTACTCCGTGCTTGGCGAGTGAGGTGGGGATGACTTGCCCACGCACACGGGTAATCTTGATGTTGGTAATGCCGGTTAGGCTTACGGCTGCATGCTGCCCTAGTGCCAGAATGACTTTGCGAGGGTGCGCGCGGATCTGGTTGATGAGCCGCTCGTGGCAAATGCTCACAGCCCGTGGCATCCGATCGTCGTCCTTCACCTTCGGGAAGCACTGGATCGCATTGAGGATGAGCGGTTTGATGTGGGGAGGCAGACCTACCTTTGCCAGGATGGTCTCTAGCATCTCTCCTGAGGGCCCAACAAACGGGACCCCACGTGACAGCTCTTGCGCCCCTGGGCTCTCTCCGACTATCACGAATGGAGAATCAGCGGGGCCCCTTCCCCCTACTTTGAGCCCTCCGAAGGGACACCCATTGCAGCCTACTGGCCGCTGGTCTAGAGGGACCCTAGGAATGAGGCGTAGGGCGGACGCTAGAGGATGGACAGCCACTGCCGCACCGCCCTGATGTTGTCAAGTGCGTGTGGGTGGTCGTCCAGAGTTCCTTTCTCGAACCAGTTCTTCGGGCGAGGCTCTTGCTTGTGGCTCGGGCTTAGTTGTTGGGGATGGCGTATAGGGACTGCCGAGTCAATTCCTAACACCCCCGTCTGTCGAGCCGCCTGTAGATCATCCCATATGTTGTCACTGAACCCCAGCAGGTGGATGTTGATGTCCGGCCGTATGAGATGGATGTACTGCACCGCCGCTGTTCGCATTGGCCCTAGTAGGCGAGGTACTCCTGCCCAGGTGATCAGCGGGAAGGCCTTGGTGTCCAGTAGGAAAGCGTCTGCGATGTTGGTGAACTCCTCCCAAGAGGGGCCATGCGTCACCAGCATGAATCCTTCGCTGAGGTCCACGATGTCACTTTGTACCCACTCACTGTAGGCGATCGTGCTACGGAGAGCGGTAATGTCGGCGCTGCCCATCTCATCTGGAAGTACTGGCACTAGACGGAGGCGCGAGAGCCGATGGGCGTGGATGGGTTCGGCTGTGGAGATGGCCTTGAGCGCGGCCTCCATCACGTCTATCGGGATGGGTATCCCCAACTCCACGATGCTGTTGTCCATGATCACGACAACGTCCCCGCCTGCAGTGGTGAGGATGTATTCTCTGAACCTAGCGGTGAACCGTTCTGGGAACTCCAGTACGTGGTGCGCCAGGAGGAGATGGTAGTCCCCGAATACAAAAGGGGACATCTCCTCCAGGATCTGGATGGGAGCAACAGGTGCGAACTTCGGGTGGTGGGTGGGGTGGTTGTTGATTGTCATCGTGCGCGCTCGTTTCCCCAGATGAGTACGTGAAGTTGTGGCAGGTACTTCCAGTGTGCCAGTCGCCAGTCGTTCAGGAAGTCCTGCTCCAGAGAGTCCTTGAAGTCGCGGAGTAGCAGTTTGGGGATATCTTCGTCCCCCTCTGCTGCCTGAAATCCTCTGGCGGGAATTGGTGGCCACGGATTGCCGACAGAGAGGAATCGCTCCTCTCTTGGGAAGACGTAGTAGTCCAGGAGTGCATCCACTGTGATGGCGAACTCTAGGTCCAGTGCCGAGAAGACGATGACTTTGATGCTGGTCATGGTGCCACTGCAACGCATCAGGAAGTCGGAGAACTTATCTGGCTCGAACTTCTCTCCCATGCCAGGACCCTTTGGTGAGATGGTCACCTGGTTGCACAAGGCCACCCAGTCTTGCCAGATGGTCCCTTGGGTCTCTAGGGCGACCTTGAATCCTCGTTGTTGTAGGGAGCGGACTAGATCACCCCCTTCTTCCCAGATGGCTGGGTTGCCTCCGCTCAGAGTCACCCACTGAGCTAGCCGACCGCATTTTTGGGCGACCTCTTCCGCTATTTCCTCCGGGTACATCCACGTTGCGTGCGCGTGGATAACTTGAGGGATCACTGCGAACAGGGAGTCGCACATCCTGCAGCGGTAGTCGCAACCTCCTAGTCTGACGAACATCGTTTTGGTGCCAATCATGACACCCTCGCCTTGGATGGTAGGGCCGAAGACTTCCATCACGGGGAGCTTGCCTCGCTTCCCTTCGTCCTGATCGGGGAGCGGTGCTGCCTTGAGCTGGGCTGCCTCAGTCGGGTCGGATCTCGTAGCTTGCGGAATTTCCGTCATGTTCCGACACTGTCACTTTCTCTAGTTGTACCCGCCCGTCTGATTGGGAGGCGATGAAGGAGTAGGCGTGTTGGAAGATATGGGCAGCGAAGGCCTCGATCCCTACTTGTGGGAGCACTATGAGGTCTGCCGCTTTGGCGATCTGGAGTTCCCTGAATGTGCTGATCAGAGGATCGTCGGCAGCCACTAGCAGCTTATGGTCGAACTGCTCCTGGAGCCACATCTTCAGTTCCTTGAGCCCGCCGAAGTCCTGCACCCAGCCATTCTCGTCAAGGGCAAACGCCGAGAACTCGAAGTGGATCTTCAACGCATACCCATGCAGGTAGTGGCAGTGGGAATCCGATCGCCATTGCCTGAAGCAGCAGCTTAGACCTTGTTCGTGCCCATAGGTCTTGCTGCTAGTGAACCTATGTTCCATGGCTGCTACTCCGCCAGGTAGACGGTTGGGTCGTGGACGATCGCATCGTGGAACGCTTCCCTACGTGCGATACAGGTTGGGCAGACACCGCAGTGCCGGCTCTCACCTGCATAGCAGCTCCAGGTGTCTGCGAAGTCGACGTCCAGGGAGTCACCGAGTTGCACGACTTCGGACTTCACCATGTGCACCAAGGGAACGCGAAGGCGCACCTTCCCGTAGGTGCCGATCTGGATGGCTGCCGCTTGCGCACCGAGGAACTCCAGAGTGCAGTCTGGGTATGCGTCTCTGGCTGCATCGTCGGCGTGCATCCCAGCGTAGAGAATGGCGTTGGCCTGTGCTAGGCTCTTCTCTGCTGCCATCACCCAGGACTGTGCCCTCGCTGCCATGATGCTGAGCATTGTCCCGTTGCGATAGCTGACGTAGGTTGGGGAGATGCCTTCGGGAAGCTCCCCGTACGACATCTGGGGGATGGGTTCGTTCACTTCCTTGTCCACCAACATTCCCGTGAAGGACCCTTGGATGTTGACAACGATGTGCTCGGCCTCGAACTTCTTGGCTTGCCTGCGGGCGTACTCGATCTCCTTCTTGTGCCGTTGCCCATAATCGAAGGTCAGGCACTCGATCTCAGCACTGGGGAATTGGTCACGAGCGAACGCCAGGACGGTGCTGGAGTCGACTCCTCCCGACAACATGACGAAGCACTTGGTGACCACGAGCGGGGGCTTGGGTCTCGGATCCCTAAATGTCGAAGTCAGGGTCTGGGGTAGGTCTGACTCTGTGGAGGTAGGGTGATCGACCATGTTGGCCTCTAGCTTGTGGGTCGGAGGGTGGAGACTGGGCAAGACGTCGGAGCTCGGAGATGGGGATGCGATAGTTGCGCCCCATGTACTCGCCCTTGATCTGCCCAGTCTTGATCCAGTTCAGTACCGTGTGGTAGTGTACGTGGAGTAACGGTGCAGCGCGACGAGGCGATATCCATCCTCGGAGGTTGAGGATCTCCGCCGCCGTGAGACCGGCGACTTCTTCTTCAATGTCGTTGGGGGACATGCCTCGTCACACCACACGCGGCCTCTGCGTATTGGCCTTACAAAGGGTTGCTGAAACCGCCCTGCGCCGCACCTTGCACCGGTGCCAGGACGTCCTTCACCTCGTTGCGGCGCTCGCCTTGGTAGAGGCGGATCCCCACCTTGGCGCGCAGCGGCTTGCCGAGGAGCAGGCCTTCGTCGGCGACGAGCTTCGGGTTGAAGTTCGTCACGATCAGTTCCGGTGCGACCTTCATGAGGAAGGACTTGCCACGGGCGATCATGTTCTCCGCCCAACTAACGTTCAGGAAGAGCTTCCTGTTGACGAGGTCCTTGGACTCGTCGTCGTCGACGGCCAGCTTGATCGCCCACATGGGCTTGCCGGCGGCATTGGAGAGCTTGTACTCGCACTCCTCGATCGTGCTGGGGTAGAGTCCAGCCGGGAGCACAGGGAAGCCCTTGTCGGCTTCGACGTCGGTGAGGTCGACGGTGAAGCCTTCACCGCCCTCGTATTGCAGGCCTTGGGTGTCCTGCTCGTGCTCCTGCTCTTGAGACAGGTCGACTTCGTTGCCGTGTTCGTCGGTCATGGACATGTTGGTTCCTTGGGCTTGGTTGGGTTTGGGTTAGGGGTTGGCCAGTTGAGGTTACGCCGGCTGCGCCAACTTGAAGGCAGCCATGATGCTGCCCATAGTTGGGTTGTCGAAGTACGCCTGCTTATATGAAGCCCGACGATTCTTAGCGTCGAACTTCACTCCAGACTGGGGCTGGATATACAGTCGGCGTAGATCGGGTGAGCTGGGGTCTGCTTGTGAAACTACCATGTATCCCACCAGGTCGACGAACGACTGGATCTGCGTGGCGAGCTTGCCCGTCATCCAGGGAGTGAAGTGCATCTTCTTCAACTCGTCCTGGGCATAGGACTGCCCGCAAATGATGAGAAGGTTGATAGGCAGGTCGCGGAACGCTCTCACGATCGCCTGGATGGCGTTGTTGTTCTTCCTGAACTCTGGGAAGCCTGCGATCGGCATCTCGTCACCAGCTTCCCACGCCATCGCATCTGGCCCTACACCACCCAGCCCCATCACTTTGGCCAGGTTCATCTGTTCGATCTCCGTCAGGGAGTCGATGATGACAGTGCGAAAGCGGCGCAGACGGTCGATCTCTTCTGGAGGGACACCGAAGGTCTGGCTTTGGATCTGGCGTAGCACCGGTTCGTTGTTCGTGTCCCGCGCACGACAGTGGTGTTGCAGGAACTCGTAGATCTTCCGGAGCTGCTCGATCTGCGTGACGCGCACCTCGTCGATCATCTCGTAGTTCAGCACACGGTCGTTGTCCTCCAGGACTAGCTCGCCGCCTTCTGCCGACAAGAGGAGGATGTCCTGCATTGAGGGAACATCGACTGCGCTGCCGCATAGTGTGGTCTTACCTGTCCCTGCTGGCCCATAGAAAAGAGCCTTGATGTAACGGTTCTTCAGGGGGCTAGAGATGCCGCCGATCTTGAAGAACGCAGGGTTGGGGACGCTCAGAGCAGTTCTGGTAGGACCCGCTCCTGCTTGAGCTGGCGCTGGTGCGATCTTGGGTGCTGGTGCTGGCGTGGGCGCAGGTGCGGTTGGTGTGGCCGGCTTGACAGGTGCCTGGCCTGGCTTCAGCGTAGTAGGAGCTGGTGAGGCGGGAGCAGTTGGGGTGCCTGTGGTGGTCATGGTCACTCGTGATCTACAAGGTTGATGGTCGGGTTGAGGCCAACTTCTTGGTTGCCTTCTTCCTCTTCCACACCGGCCGTCCTGAGGACGACATGTGGGTCCGCACGCTCTCGGGTGTACTCGTCACCCTGAGAGGGGTCCTTCCATTCGGGAGGAGGCTTGAAGTCGTTGATGTCGTCAACGTCGTCTGCGGCGATCTCTGCCCGGTATTGATCTTCTCGCGACCGTTGCTGGATCAGCCCGAGGTCGATATCTGGAAGGCGGTCCTGTGGCACTCCCTGCAGGCGCTCGTGGAGCACACGGGGGTCAGGAAGTCGGGAGCGCCAAAGGCGATCCACTTCTAAGTCACGCTCACAGTAGTCTGCTTCTAACTCCAGCTCCCAGTCTCCGCCGTCGTCTAGGGATACGCACGGGCTCAGGAAGCTGCATAGGCGGAAGCAGTCACGTGTTGGGTTCGGGTACAGCGGGAGATCTGGGTTCAGCATGTCCTCCAACTCCAGGAGGATCAAGATCCCTTGTGACTGGATCTGTTGCACTGTACGGTTGATCTCATCCCGCCGTACATAGCGGTCGCGGTTCTCGTTCTCAGAGGAGGCCAGCGCCCATAGGAAGTCGATGTTGGCCTTAGGCGCGGCGTCGACGGAGTTGTAGAGGTCGAGTAGTCGCTGCCGGTATAGGGATTCAGAGGTCACTAGGTTCTGCGCTGTGGATACTTTCCCCGATTGCAGGATCCTGGGAGGGTCAGGGGCTCGCTTCCAGAACTGATGGTAGATCACCCCTACTACCGGTTGCTCGTAGATCTGCGCACCTGCCCACACGTATCGCGATACTTGCGGGTCAGTCATGTAGTGTTGGGTCTGGATAACCTTGGCGGTCTTGTACTCGTCGATCAGGAGAGTGTCGTAGTCTCCCTGGACTACTCTGTCGATCGTACCGCGGTAGAGGATGATGTCAATCCCCAACTGGGCGCATAGGGCTTGGATGGTGGGGTTGATCGATGGGGTGATCGGGATCTCGAAGTTGACCTCTACCTGAGGTTCCGAGACTCCCGTGATTGGGTTTGGTGCCCAGAAAGTTTGGTCATTACGCTTATGGCGCAGCCAGTTGTACTGGTAGTACCGCATCATCTGCTGGCCGAGCACGAAGAGGTCAGCGTAGTCCGAGGGAAGATCGCGGACGTAGTTCTGCGCTGTGGCGATGCAGTAGGCGATGAAGGCGCGCTCGGCCGAGTCGAAGACCCGATACCCGTGGAAGTCTTCCAGCGCGTAGTGGACCCCCGACCCGAACCAGAGCGGGCTCGCCAAATGGATGGGCCCAAGGTTCATCTGGAGGTGGCTGCCCCAACCCCACTTCCGGCGACACTGCTTGAAGTTGATGGAGTCGCTCGTACGGAAGATCGCAGCGTTGCGTCCATCTGCTAGCCGTGTCAGGTTGAGCCGACGCACGCGTGAGATCCCTATGACTTGAACACATCCAATCTAACTATACTATACTAGATCAGAGGGGAAATCAACAGGAATCTTTTGGGCGGTCCATAAATTTATTGTACCTCGCCGGAGGTAGTAAGGTGGGCAAATTCTCCCTTAACGGGGAGCGAAAGACACCCGTGAGCTCCTGCGAGGCTGGCCGTGGCCCTAGTCGGCGACAGACTCTGTGACCATAGCTTTTGCTCCCTTTGTTAGAAGGGTCTTGATGTGCTTCGGGTAGGTGAGGAGGCGGGTCACATTCCACCCCTTTGCCATGATATACTCCCACAGGTCGATGTCGAAGGTATCCTGGCATTGGCAGTAATAGGCGAAGCATGTGTCTTCCGAGGTGAGACGGTGGAGACGATCCTCAGCCTGTTCGTTCTCGTCCTTGTCCCACTCGTACCCGATGAAGGCGCAATAGCTGGCGTACGGTGCTAGCTCGAAGGATTCCGCGTACTTGATCGTGCACACGATCACCCCTGTTGGGGATTGGGACCATGCCTTGATGATCTCTTCCTGCTCTATCGGGTTCACTCCTCCTCTGAGGATCCAGGTTGGCAGGTTCCGTGCGTTGCGAAGGTAGTCCGCGAAGTGATCGCACGGTGCCCTATAGGGGGTGTATATGACGTACTTCGAGATGTCGTTCTCGGCGAACTCGTCAGCCACTGCTTCGATCGCTGCGCCGACCCCTAGCTGCTCGTTGAGGGCCTTGGGACATACTAGAGCCATCCGAGCAGCGTGGAGAGCAGCTAGTTCGTTGGCACGGACAATGAAATCCCCATCTGGTAACTCGGCGAGCGAGTCTTCCCGTAGGGACTCGTATAACTTCCGCTGCCAGGGCTCCAGTTCATACTCCAGCGGGAGCCGAACCTTGTCCTTCAGGTGCTTGGCTACCTGGTGCTTCTTGACACTGGTGAACCAAGGGGCTACTGCATTCTGCCACTGAGGTATGTTCTTGGGCCCTAGGATGGTCTTCCCGTACCCGGAGTCGTCAATCAGGCAGAACATGTTGACGTACTTCCAGTAGGAGCTCCAGGTTCGAGGGTCCAAGATGTTGAGCGCTGGCCAGATATCCTGGGGCCCCGTGGTGATAGCGCTACCAGAGAGGAAGATTTTGACCAGGGGGCGCGGTGAATAGGCTAGGTGCTGCTTCAGGAGTTTGAACGTGGCGGAGTCCTTATGGCGCATGTACCGATGGAACTCATCGAAGATCCATCCTGGGGACTTCCAGACCCATTGGGGAACAGCGTCCGTGGTGTTGACGTGCTTGCCAGTGCGACGTGCGCTGTCGGAGAGCAGAGTGGCCGCTGGGATGACGAACACCTTGGCCTCTGGATTCCCCCATTGTTGAGCGCGAATGGCTCTCCCCTTGTCACCTACTGCGCTCTTTGGGGCGTACACCAACTGGACCTTGGCCGCATCCTCTGGGAGCCACTTTTCTGTTTCCTTCTTGTAGGTACGGAGACCACGCCCAGTGGTGAGAACGATAAGGGGGTATGCATTAAAATGTCGGGCAATTAGCAGGGCGAGGATGGTCTTGCCTAGTCCCTTATCCACACCAAAGATATGTCTGCCGGCACGGAGACGGACCCCACGATCGTAGCAGACTAGTCCATAGGGGTGCAGCTCGATGTTCTGGGGGTAGGGTTGTTGTACATGACGGTTCTCGATGTACTGCTCGAACTCGTCCAGCTCCGCTTCTTGGGTCTGGGTCATGGGAGTTCGATCCCGTACTTCACTTTGAACCCCTCAACGAACCTGTTCAGTTCGTCGGCGATCTGCCCCATGCGGATCTCATCTGCCGGGGTGGGTTCTTCACTACCAGGGTCGAGCATTGTCATTATGGAACCGAGGAGGTGTTGGGCTCCAGCGAAGAATGCCATGCGCATTTCCTCCAGTTGGATCTCCGGGGCGTCAGGAGGAATTGCCATCTCTCGCATGCCCAGCCACCCTGCTTCGATCAGCAGGCCGTCGGCAACCGCTTTCCTCGTGACCTTGGCGACAATTGCCTGTAGGCGTTCTCTGTCTTGAGCTTCGCGCTCTTCGTTGGTCATGTCAGGTTCTCCGTTGCTCGGTGGTCGGGGATGTCAGGGAAGTATTTCATGATCGCATTCCAGCACAGGTTTGCGATATGACGGTGCTCCTTCTGGGAACCTTCTTTTGTGCGCACACGGGTGTAGTGGTACCAGTCTCGTATGCGCCCGTTGAAGTACATCTTGGTTGGGGTGTTCCCTTCTGGGAGCACTACTCGGGCCTGCTCCTTAGCAATGCCTCTAGCGAGCGCCTGGTTGTAGACAGCGATGGCTCGGAGCCAGATTTCCCCTTGGGCGGCTAGCCACCACTCTTGGTCGCCGAGTTGTTGAGGATCACGAAGGTCAGGTTCTAAGGAACCTTGGCGGTTGATGGGGTCTTGGTATCGTAGTTCCCTGAGGATAGGACCTCTGATATCGGTCCCAACCTCAGCATAGCGCTGGGAGAATTCCTGGGGCTTTAAGGAGGAGTGTCGAAGGATCTGTCGCCCGATGTCACGAGTGGCGAGGATCTCGCATGTGGCATCCACCATCTCCAGTGGGGACCACTCCTCTCTCCTGATCAGACCGCGGATCAGTTTTGCTCCAGTCCTGTGGTTGGTCTGGTTGGCTTCGTTGCTCACGCGGGCATAGAATGCCAGCAGCTCCTGAGGGGTCTTGACCCCGTACACCTCCTGCAGTTCTTGGGTCGGCATGGAGATGGAGGTCACTCTTGCGTCATAACCGACTATGGTCATTCCTCGTCCTCGTACTCCAGGTCACTGATGTGGCACGAGCGGTAGCGAGGGAATTCGCTCCCCTCTGGTTGCCACCGCACCCAGGCTGCGCCTGCTGGATAGGGACACTCTGGGTCGGTGGCCAAGACTAGGACGCGGACGCCCGCTGGCAGCACCTGGGTGGGGCCCACCCACTTCGCCCAGCGTTGCTTGTGTTCCTGCATGTTAGTGCACCGCTTCCTTCTCGACGAAGATGTGCCAGACGTACTCGCTGATAGGCGGCTGGAGGACGGTGTCAACGTAGTCCTCGGGCTCGACATGAACTTCCGTGGTGTCTAGGTTCCACCCTGTGCCTACTATCCAGACCCTACGTGGCATTAAGGGTTGGCCCTCATCTACGAACGCCCACAGAGTCAGCTGTGGCCCTTGGAACGCTACCTTCAATATCTTGGAGCCCTTAGGCAGACGTAGCGTCTGCTGCGAAGTCAGGTTCAACGGGTACTTGAAGATGATGGCCATGCTATTGTCCTGGGCGTCCTGTCTTGATTGGGCGATTAGGGTTACGGCCTTTGATGCGCGCCACACGAGGGCTCACCTGCTTCGGGAGTTCGGGGCCCCTCAACTTTGGGATGGGATAGAAGTGGCGACATAGGTGTCCTTCCGGACCTATGTGTAGCACGATCAAAGGCGGTATTGCGTGCTCTTGCCCACGAGCGAAGCACTCGCATAGGTTGTGCAGCGTGCACTCATGGTTATGACAGTAATCCTGCTCAGAGTTCGCGGCCATTAGGGGTGTAGCCCTTGTTGTCTTCCACTGGCGGTTCCAGATCCCAGTCTGTAGATTCTGCCGCATGGCGTGCGTAGTTGACTGCCTTGTCGAAGCTTCCGAACCCTAGAGCATAGTCCCGTTGGTTGTTCTGGGATTGGATCTTGAACACCTGGTACGGGTTACGGCGGGCTTCTTTGTTGTAGCGGACTTCGAAGTAGTTCACGCTGTCGGTGTACCCTGTCCGGTATGCCGTGCGGGTTATGAGGGACGTTGCCTCTGCTGGTATGAACGGTGGCAACACCTCTCGCCAGGGGGTCCTAACTGGGGTCACCTCTGCCTCTTTCCCCATCGCAGGGCTTGCCTCTGCCTCTTTCCCCACCTTGGCTGGCTGCTCATCGTTCAGGTCAGCTATCAAGTCTGCTACGTTGCTGAAGCTCTTAGTCTCGCCGGCCTCAGCGGCCCTGATAGCCTCTTGCGTCTCAGCGTTGGGCTGAGGTTCAGGCTCTGCTTTGATGTACGCCGGCCCGCTCCTGAACGAGGCTGGGGGCAGAGCGGGGGTCCACTTCCCTGTCTTGAGCCAATTGATCAGTCCCATGGTGTTTTACCCGATGTCTATTGGGTCGCGGAAGCCTTTGAAGACTGGCGTCCGCGGCGCGGTGTAGCCCCCACCGTATCCTTGGTGCTTAAATTTGACCGTCTTCCCGATCAGCTGCTCCCGGAGGAGCCATAGGGATTCCTTTTCTGCCATGCTGAGACCGTCGAACACCCCGATGCTGAAGTGGATCTGGAGGTTCTGGGTTTCGTTGCCTAGGGGTGGGTAGTCCATTACTACCTGCAGAGCCCCTAGGCAGTCTAGGGCTACCAGGTTCTCCTGGTGCGCGGAGCGGCTTGTGAGCCCGAGTTCGTTCTCCGTCTGAGGGTTGTTGTTCTGGTAGCGGGGCTCATACCCTACGACCACTGCCTCCGCATCCTCGAACCGCTTCAGCTTCGTGAGCAGACCCTGTTTGGCGGTTGATCGACCGAATTTGTACCCTCCGATGCTGCGCCGCACGATCGCCCCTTCCCACCCCTGCTCGAGGAATTTGCGTTCCAGTTCGTAGATGTCGCCCAGTGTCGCTGCGGTCTCGTTCGGGACTACCACGATCTGCGCGCAGTACTCGCCGTTGGTGCCTCGCACCTTGATGGCCTTGTTGGCCACGAGGTCGAAAGAGCGTTCATGGGAGGACAGTTCGTTGATTAGCATCTGAGGGCGCCACCTGCGGATCGAGAAGTCCTCCGGCCACATGATGTCGAAGAGGTACACGGTGAACTCCGGGCTCCCCTCTTCGCTTCGGATCCCGGACATCGATGTTCGGAACACCGTTGGGTCGTAGGTGTGTCCAGAGATCACCTCGCCATCGCAGTTCATCAGTTCGAAGTGGAAGTCCTGCGCGAACTGTTGCAGGTACTTGTTAGCGTGAGGTTTCCACGAACGGCTCCTGGCGATGCCGTCACGGTCGAAGACCACCCGCATCCCGTCGATCTTCGGCTGCACGTAGAGGAACTTGTCTTCCGCTAGGTGCGCGTGTACGATCTGCTCGTCGAACTTCTGCGCCGCGAGCATCGGCCTGATCTGTGTGTTCTCAGTGGTCATGGCCCTACCTCCTCCGGTGCCTGACAGGGTCGATCACGTTCAGCAGATCGTACGCATCGTCGTCGAGGTCGAATCGATCCGTGTTCCCATATGCCCATCGGCAATACTTGGGGTCTGCTCGGATGAGATCCTCTACGAGGACTCCTGCGTACTTCCCGAACTTGATAGTGTCGCCGAGACTGTACACTGTTCGTATGGAGGTGAAGCTACGGATCATCACCTCGGCGAAGTGGTTAGGGGTGATCCCTCGTTCCGCCGCTGTGTTGTAGAAGTCCTGAGCCACCTCGAATGGCACATCGATGACGATGCGCTGCACCTCTGGCTGGTTGGTTAGTGTCAGGGATCCCATGGTTGGCCTACCGCCTCCTTTTCGTCGTCATTATATTATATAGCACCCAACGAGTGACCTCAAGAGTCCAAATTGTGGTTGCCATTGTTTCTGTTGGCTCGGGCCTTGTCGATCATCGCCCGGACCTCTGGTGACATCTTCCGCTCATGCCCCTTAGGGGTGTATCCCGATTCTACCAGGCTGTACTTTGGTGGCCGGTCTTCTAGGATGTTGATGATCTCCTCCGCCCACATCTCCGACAGCATCTGGTTCTCTGCCGTTGCCATCTTCCCGTCCACCGTCAAGCTGACGGTTTGGAGTACGGCACCAAACTCCTCCAGCCGTTGTCGCGATCGGACTAGGGGGAAGAAGCTCACCCGCTTTCCTTGGGCAATTGGTGCTAGTGTAGGGACCGAACAACAGATGGCAGAGGTCATCTTGCCCTCGCCTTGAAACCCCCTCAGTAGTTGCTGCAAGTGGTCGTCCGTCCAGTAAGCCTCTGTGTCGGCCATGTTGCCTGACACCACTACGATCCCGTCTAGGGTTGGAGTGGAATGGGCCGTCACCGCCTCAAGAGGGCTGACTTGATAGACTGTCCTCTGGATAGTGTTGGGACGTAGTGTCAGCTCATCCCGGATTAGGGTTTCTTGCGACACGACTTCGAAGGAGTGCCCCTTTTTCTGGAGCACCCCCAACAGGGTCCACAGCTCATGGCCATTGTACCTCTTCGCACATACAACTAGCACTTTGGACATGGCTGTGGCTCCTGTAGGGGTTAGACCGTAGTGTCGGTTGCTTGGGCGCTGCGCGCTTCGACTTCTTCGGGGGTGATCGGCACTGCGGCCACATCACGCTCGGCGCCTAGGTTCCCTTCTGTGGTTGCCATATCCGGCTTCCAGTTGGGGATCACGTTCCCCTCGTCGTCCATATCGAGACGCATCAGGTGCAGATCGCCGCCGGCCGCGAAGAGTTTGATCGGCAGACTGTGGCTGTTGATGTACGCGGTGAGTACGGAGCGAAGATAGGCTGGATTCTTTCCGAGCCCGGTGATGTCGATCTTGGCGACCCTGTAGTTGGTCTCCATGAACCCCTTGATGATCGGGTAGGAAACCCTACCACGCCGACCAAGACGTTCAGTGGGGACATCTGCGGGATCGACTTCGACGAACTTGACCATTATGCTATTCCTTGACCTCTTGCCCTCAGGCATATTGATATAATACATAAATCATATATGTATCAGATGTAGAAGTCAACAACTAATATATGTTCATCATAAAAATACCTACGTCGGAGGTTTACCTTCCCAGTCACTACGCTTATTGCGCCCCTGCTCTTCGCTCGTAGCCCAACGGACTTGACGTGTCTTGCCGTCAGCTTGGTATGGTTGATAGTTGCCACGAGGATCGACTCTGTCTAGGGTATGATCCTTACTAGGTGCTGGCCCCATGAAGGCTATGAAGTTCGCCCAACCTTGTGGGTTATCCCTGTGCCATTCAGGACATACGATAACTCCCTTGGCTCCATAGTACGGATACCCTACGTGGTCTGGATGGTAGCATCTACGCATCATCATCCACCAAATACCCCGCTCACGGGGGAAGGGGTTGGCGTCCGCGTAGGTGATGCAGCCGCAGCTGCGCTTTGGCCATTTTGGGCGGAGGAGGTAGAATGCTGGCACGGACTCACGCTTACCACAGTCGCACTCAACCCTCCACCGGGAGTTCTGTGCTCCCTTGACGCTCACCCGCTGGATCACCGTTAGGTATCCAAACCTGGCTCCGGGGTACACTCCAACTTTACGCGCGCGCTCCGTACGCTTGTCAGCCTTGTGCTTGTGAGTGGCTTGTGGCATCAGTCCTCAGCCTTGTGCTTGTGAGTGGCTTGTGGCATCAGTCCTCAGCCTCATATCGATGGGTGCGTTCCACCTCTGCGACCTTCCATACGCGCACGTTGTTGCCTTCCTTCCTGCACGTAACCCACCCGGAGCCTCCTAATAGCCATGCAGTGGCTGATACCCTGCTCGTTGAGACGCGGCGGATGAGTACCGAGTCGCCAATGTCAGCTGCTATCAGCGCCTTGATACAAGCCGAGATGCCTCTGGATCGGTGGCGTCCTTCGGGTATCGGGATGCCCTTCTCGATCACAGGGTCCAGGTTTGTGATCGTGTCGGGATCGTGTTCGTCGTCGGGTGCTGGTTTGGGTGAGGGTGGCATCACGTCTCCTTCCGCATCTATGTATATTATATAGCACTCCTTATAGTCAAGCAAGAGTCCAAATTTAGGGGCTAGGGGCTTGGGCTAAGTGCCGAAGATCAGATGATGGAGCAGGTGCCGCTCCGCGTCGCGAGCGTGCTTGAGTCCTTTGCTGTATAGATCCCACTGCATTAGCTTGTTGTCGGTGACGAAGGTCTTGCCGACGTAGGCCATCTGGAAGAGGATGGGTATTTGGAGCTGATGTGCGATTAGCCGGATCGCACCGATCAGCTGCAGGGTGTGTACCCCCGACCACTTGTGCTCTTCCGACTTCCAGCTGTAGACCTTGTAGTCCTCACACACCAACTGGATGGCAAGGGACTGGGCCTTTAGTGTGCTCAGCAACATCCCTATATCAGTTGCCCCACTTTCAAGGTGCTTGGTGTCCATCTGCCGTAGGAGGATCCTGGTGTCCTTGTCCAAAGACATCGGGCGGATGGCTACTCCAGTGGTCTCTCCAGGGTCCAGTGCTACGATCGTGTGGTTGATATTGTCCTTCCAGTCCTTGGTCTGTTGGCGGGCGCTTCCGCGCACCTTCCAAAATAGGTCATTCGGGGTGACATACTCTACCCGCTCGTTCTGGTCCATCTCGTAGATGCCTGTGCTTGTCATGTTGTTCTTGCTCTGTAGGTACTGTGGGGAAGCTTGGTGGAAGAAAACCCCAAGTCCGGGTCGATCAGTCGGACTTGGGGCTCCTTCCCGCCGGGTGCGTGTTCGGGGGGCGCCTACCGGCAGAAACTAAGGGCTAGGATCAGGGCCATCCCGACCGTTGCTACTGTGGTGATCCAGGCGCTCTCACGCTGCCGCTCCCGAGGCGAGCGCATTCTGCACCTGTGGGGTCGCTCATCGACTGAACACCTTCCATACCAGGACTCCGACGCCGATCATGACGCCCCAGAAGAAGAGGCCGCCGGCCCAAGCACTGATCCACATCTGCCAAGCGGCTACCGGCGCTCTCTCGGGATAGTGGTCACGTGGCAGATCCCAAGGTCGAGGAGGGGAAGAAGGAGGTACGCTGCCGTGTCTCGTCGCTCCCGTGGCCTTCGCGATGCCGTCGATCAGTCGTTCGACTTCGGGGTCGACGTCGGGATGGGGTTCGATTTCAGGCATGCCGCCTCCTCGCCCTTCCTGATGAAGGGCAACCCTTCGATCCTCCGACAGCGTTGGCAGTCAACGTCCATCGGGTTGCTACTGGCTAGTACCACCGGACCCCCACCCCAGCCGCGCCTCTGATAGGTTCCGTCTGACAGGCGCTGGACCATTATTCCGCACGCCGTACCGCCAGACGCTTTGTATAGGTAGTGGCGCTTCCGGGGATAGGACTTGACTGTCATCTGCGATGGTGGCCCCTATGGTAATGGTGATGGTGCCGGCCACGATGGTGGCGCGGCGGGTCTGCGGGCTGTACCGGCTTCATCACCGTCAGCGTGCGAGGGTTGGCCCGCTGCATGGTGGTGGCTTCGGCCTGCCGGATGATCCGGTAGTCGGTCTGGCAGAGCGTCGAGTAGGCGGTGATCGCCTCTGGAACGGTGAAGGCGTGAAGCATCGGTACGCGGACATCCGGCGCGAGCGACGGGATCAGCATCAGCGAGGCTGCGGCGATGATGACAGGGTCAGTCATAGTGGTCTCCTGTAGTCCTGGCCTCTTGATGAATGGGGCTAATCGACGTGCTCCCTCCCGAGGGATAGGGGGAAAGGAGGGAGCACGCCGACCAGAGCCGCCTCGAAGCCCGTCAGTTACGGGGGGCTTTGGCACCTTCCGACGGTGGGGGATTCGGAATCGGTGCCATCGTTCCCGACGGTTCAGCCTCGGGGGGCGGGGGTGGAGCTGCGTAGAGATACTGCGCAGGTGGAGGAGGTGGCGGCGGAGGCACGAAAGCGCTCGGCGGCTGGGCGTTCTGCCCGGCTTCAGGGCAGGGTCGGCCAACGTCGAGGAACGCCTGACGCACGTCTTTGTCCTGGCAGAGGATTGCACGAGCGGCTTCTCTGTCGCCGGTGAGGCTTGCGACCTCACGAGCGTAGAGACGCCGGTTGCAGTTGTGGTCCTCCCATGTGCTGCCGATCGAGAGACCCCACCCCATCCCGGTGCCCGACATGGAGGAGCTCCCCATGCAGGTGTCGGTGAGCGTCGTGGTCAGAGCCGGGGCCGAGACTTGAGCGACGGTCTTGATGTCCGCTGTGGTGTGCGTCGGCACGTTGGAGTTGAGGGTCACGCTTTGGGCGTTCCCTGCGTTGCTGGCTTGGTTGTTCGCCGCCGCGTTCGACGAGCCGCCGTTGGAGGTCGAATTGCCCCCCATCGCCGACGAAGTCGAGCTGCCACCTTGACCGCCGGTCGCCACGGAGTGCGAGAGCGAAGCCGAATTGGACTCGGAGGCCGAGCGGCTGGTGTTATCCGCCGATGACGACACGGGGGCGGCCGTAACGGTGGTCTGTTGTCCGCCGTTATTGGCTTGGGAGCCGCTGGCCGACACCGCACCCGAGTTGGAGTTCGAAGTTGAGGTCTGCGGACCCACCGTGGTGGTCTGCGGGCCGTTGGTGTTCGCGCCGTTCGAGTTGGTCTGAGCACCTTGGGACTGGGTCTGAACTTGACCCTGGCCCTGCTGGGCGTTCGACGCGGCGTCAGAGGTTGAGGTTTGTTGGGCGTATGCGACAGGGTTGCCGCACAGCATGAGAGCGACCGCAGTGGTCGCGAGGAGTCGTTTCATCTTGGCCCCACCTGGGTCTGAGGAGAAGGGAAAGAGGTGGAGGGCATGTGACCCTCCACCTCCCCTCGCGCCTAAGCACGCTGTTTGAGGGCAGGCGAGCTTAGGACGTGACTCGTGCTTCCCTGGCGCTTAGTGAGCCAGAGCGGCCGCGGTGCCGAAGCCCGTCTGGAACGAGAACCCGCCGCTGATGCTGGTCGGGGAGTTCGAGGTGGAGGCGTTGGCGGACGAGCCGGTCGTGGTCGTGTTGGCGGCCGTGGTGCTGAACACCGGCTGCAGCGAGAGAGCCGCAGAGGTGCTGTGCGTGGTGTTGGTCGCCGTCGAGGCCGCAGCGGTGGTGCCCGCACCGGCTTGCGCCGAGAAGGTACCGCTGGCGACGCCCGAAGCCGCCGTGGCGGAAGTGGCAGTGGCCGCAGCCGCCGCACCGGCGAAACCGAGCATGGCGACGACGGCCGCAGCCGCGAAGAACTTCTTCATATGGGATATCCCTTGCTCCACAAAAGGTTTGATCCTCGGGCAAAGTTGTGGAGCGACCCCCCACCCGAGAATCCTGTTGAGCGCACAAGAAAGAAGTTCACTGAAGCCCTTGTGCGCAGGTGTGGCTATTCGGCAGCCGGCGCCTCCGTGGCGGGGGCTTCTGCCGAAGCCGGAGCCGCCGGAGCGGCAGGTGCTGCGGCCATCACTGGCTGCGCGGCTTTGTCGGGGCCGCCGGGCACCTTGTCGGTCGCCTGGAAGACGATCTGGTAGGCGACGTTCTTCCCTTCCAGGCGCGTGAGCTCCTTGGAGATGGGACCGCGGCCGATCTTCTGGCTCCAGCGCGCGAGGATGTACTCCTTGCGTTTCATCGTGTCGCCGGCAGCGTAGGGATGGCCATCGGCCTTCACCACGCCGGTGAGATCGGTGGCCGCTTGCGCGTCCAGCTTCAGAACAATGAAGCGGGAGTCGCCGGTGTTGGGCACCACCACGGGTGTGATCGTCGGGGCAGCGGGAGCGGCTGCAGCTTCGGCAGCGGGCGGGGCTTCGGCGACGGTTTCAGTGGCGGCTTCGGATGCGCTTTGATCCTGAGGATCGTGAGCGGGTTCCCTTGCCATGGTTTGGCCTCCTTGGGGTGGTAGCGAGCGCTTGTAACGGTGTACTAGTGGTAGTGTCGCTGGGTACATCGCTGCTCTCACCGAACTCCATTAGTATATAGAAGCTCTAATGGTCAATCAACGGTAGTTTTGGGGGCGACCAAAAATTATTTTTGTGCTACCTTTGGCCAGGCCTATGCTACGGCAATCCCTATCTATCCCTCCGGCCTATCCCTATCTATTCCGTTGCGGTTACTTTTTGACTAGCTTGTACATCTGCTTGTTGTGTAGTGTGCGGCCGGGAACTAGACCTGCAGTGCTGGCAACGGTATGCTTGTTCAACTGTAGGTATCGGCCTAGAGACCGTGGTTCCTGAAGGACTTTGCAGTTGGCGAATTCTTCCTCCCCTGATGCCCAGGTAGAGATTTCTATAGCCGCCCATTCCTGGCTGTACACCCCCGCGCCGTTCTGCTCTTCCATCTCCGCAACGAACGCGACTAGTCCTTCTAAGGCCCAGTCTGCCTCGCTCAGACGCTCATCGCGGGAGGACTCTAGGTAGTCCTTCACCCATCCAGCGTCGGAAGGTGCTGCCCCAAAAATTTGTGCAGTGAGCGTAAGTAGCTGCTCGACGTTGATTAGCCGGTACTTCGCCTTATATCGTGTTGCCCACTTTTCGTGGTTGAATGCGGATCGCAGGAGGCGGTGCACGAACAAGATGTGATGTGCCAGCCAGTTTGCCCGACCACCGAATCGCGCCAGTTGGTGGGAGGCCCATTCACCGTCGTACTCTAGTTCGTCCGTCCCCTTATCCAGCTCCGTGATGATTGAGCGTTGCACGATGTCAGCGTTGGTGAAGGGCTGCCGTATACTCGTAATCCCGAAGACGCAGCTCACGTGGATCTTGACTACTCCGGTATTGGTGTAAAGTCGGCGCTGCTCGATGTTTGGCGCAGGCTCAGTAGTGAGTCGGCACAGCTCATCACTGAGCTTTTGCCGAAGCTGCGCATCCTGAAGCTGGACATTGTCAGTGACATAGAGTCCCCCGGAGTTCGCCACACCAGCCTGCCAGTCTCGTAGGTCGTTCGGAGTGTTTCTAAGGACTGCGCTACCTGTGAGGATGTTGAGCCGAATAACGTACAGCGAAGACTTGCCGCTTCCGGCCTCTCCAGTAACGATCTCAACAGGAAGCTGCGTCTCTCGCCAACGGTAGAACCAAGGGGAGATGTAGTAGAGATAGGAAAGGAGGAGACGCTGGTGGTCCCCGCTTGACTCTTGTATACGTGCTCCCCTAAGAACATCGTACCAACGGTTAGGTAGGGGTCGTCCACTATCGCCCACGTCGTTGGTTTGAGTCTTGAGGGCCTCTCGGAACTCTTCCTCTGTGATGCCTTGGACATGTCCCGCCTCGAACAAAACGTTATCGTCCCCGTTGTTCAGGATGGCAATATGGTCTTTAGTGACTCGGACCTGCTGTCCGTCGTTCAGATGGTAGTAGAAGGTATCGCCGCGCCATGCGAGGATTCGCTCTGGAACTACTTCCTCAATAGGCTGTTCAGCGGAAAACTGGCCCGCCAGCCACGTCAAGGTGCGAACATCGCCTTGGTGTAGATTGTATTCCTTGAATAGAAGAATGCCCCAAGGGCTATCTGCGTACCCTGGTTCCTTCGGGTGCGGGAATATTACCTTAAGCAGCCTCTTCTCTTCAGCCTGGTAGTAGTATAGTTGACCTTCATCTGGGGCTCGGAGTCGTTGCCCTCGAGCGTCCAGATCTGTGAGAACTGCAAGGGCAACAGACTGCTGATCCTGTCGGGTAAGCGAATTACCTCTCTGCAGACGCTCGTTAATGTAGGCACTAATATTCGGGTAACGAGGAAAGGCGGTTCTGTCTGCAATACACCCACGGACAAGTTCTCGAAGTTTCTCCGGACCTCCGTCCTCGTGTAGCAGATAGTCGTCCAGCCCGGTCTTGTAGAAGAACGTCTTGAGGCCTTGATGCGTAGGCGGGGCTTTCCCGGCGAGAAGGGGTGGAAGATGACATTGACGGATTTGAGCCAACGGGATTCCACGACGACGAAGCTCGAAAGCAAACATCGCGGCGGCTCTAGCAACGGGTTCTTTAGCCCTTGGGCCATCCGTGTCATATACAAGGACAATAGGGATGTCGGCTTGTCGTATATAGTTGATGACATCTTCTAGCCCTTCAGCCAGAGTGGAGGCAAGCTCCACAGGCCTTTTGTTTCCTGGGAGCTTTGCCTTCAACTGGCCGTTGACTGAGGCTAGTTTGGTATCACGTGGAAGACTAATAGTGCGGTTACGCCAGCTGTCGACGCCGCTAAGAGAGCAACAAGGAAACCCGTTCTTGACAGCAGCGACGGCTTTCTTTTCCCCCTCCGTGACGAGAAGGTATTCCAGTTCACCTCGGGAGGCCAATTCATTGATCAGCCCCCACAGTCTTGGCGGGAAGTAAACATGGTTTAGGCTCCCTATGACCTGACGATATTTGGCATCGTCGTCTTCTACGTCGAACAGCTTTACACGGTAGAAGGGAAGCGGGGTTCCCCTCAGCGAGAAGTAGGGAATAGCATAGCCGTCGCTGCCAACGGGCGCGCCGGTTGCTGCCTTCTCGGCCGGTGTCAAAGTCTTGGCCCGTATCTCCCCAGGCAGGATCCCTGACTGTGCCAGGTCTGCGAGAAGCTTCGGGCTGTACAGTTGATCCACAGACATACAGGGTTGGTACCCTTGTCACATCACCCCCAATGGGCGATCTGCATGGTGGTCGTCCTTGTGACTATGCTGTTTGTTGGGGGGTCTGGGTTTGGGGTTCGTTGTCTGCTTGTTCAGCGGTGTATTGCTCCACCGTGAGAGTCTGTGGGCGCAGTTGCGCGTTGTACGGGTAGGTGTTATCTGCCCGGTGGTAGATGAGGTAGCTCATCGCACGACCTGCCGGCGTTTGAGCCGATAGGCGGGTGGCTGCCACTAGTCCCTTGGTCACCATCCTGTGGAGGACGGGACGCCACATCTTCGGAGGCAAGGAGGGGCCAATCCCCGTTTGGAGCATCGATGCCGAGACAAATGGGAAGATCGTCATGACGTGCATCAGACGGTCTTCAACATCCCTAAACAGCTCCTCCACCTGACTCTCAGTGTGAGTCGGCTGGATGAGGTGCACGACCGCAGGAACGTCGTCGACCTCCACTTCGGTTTCGGGGTCGGCTCCCGTGTCGTTAACTTGGTCGTTCATGTAATGCTCCTTACACTCTGTCTCAATTACATATTATATAGCACCCTATGGGGTCAATCAAGAGGGCATCTTTGGGTTGAATAGTTCGCCCTAGAAACGCTTCACGTTGACGGTGGGCGTATCGGCGTCCGTCATGAAATCGTCCAGGATCCCCTGTGCTTCGAAGTAGTCCTTCGCCTTCTGCTGGTTCAACATACGCCGCGGGACGATCGTTTGGGAAGCCTCGTAGGTGTCACCGCGCTTCGTCCATGGCTGCTCACGCCCTAATTTGGCTTTCAGCAGGTCGACGTACAGCTTCTCCACCTTCTCGATGTCCTTCCGGAGAGCCTTGAGGGGGCCGATGTCGTCGATCAGCGCCACTGGCGTCACGTTCCCCATCTTCGGAGCTTCCCTCTCGAACCAGGGCTGTAGGACTTTGAAGGCGGCCTCCCATTCCATCTCGCGCTGCGTCCGTTGCGGTGGCATGAGAGGGATGGCGTTGGCTGGTTGTGGGTCGCTCATGCTTCTATGTCTAGCCTCCAGGTTTGATTGCGGACGGAATTCCAGAGCTTGTCGACCGTGGACTTGAGATCCTCACAGTCTTGCCACAAGGTTGATGCACACTCCTTGTCACCCTGCGACTTGAGCTGTTGCTCTCCTACTAGCCCGACGGCGATCGCATTGTTCATCACCCGCTCGATGCTGTTGATGCGGATGAGCTTGATGTCCTTTGCGGAGAGCTCCAGCTCGATTGTGACCTTCATGGTATCCTTCTGGTAGAGAGGTTGGGAACATCTGCTTCCGCGCGGTCTTTCACCCGTGGGCCGCGGTAGCGTGAGGGTCTCGGATCCACCCGATGTAGACGTCGCCGACTCTGTGGTGTACCTTACGTGGCGGCTTCGTCACCTCGTACAGAGCCCAAACGAACCCTTCCGGGGGCTGTTGGATGAAGGTTGGGCTGGCCCGGCGAAGGTTCGTACCGAACTTGTCTCCGTTCCGGGGACCGTCCCCTTCAACCTGTAGGATCTTGTACCCGTAGAATATGGGTGCCCCTTCCTGACTGATATTGGCGCTCATCTTCTCTTCCCTCGGTCTTGGGTTCTTGGGCGGTGCTGCCTTCTTGCCCCTAGGCATGTACCTTTGCTCCAGATCTCCTACTTCACTATTCATTATATAGCAACTTCCAGAGGGCTTCAAGAGGCATTCGATTGGTCGGGCCAAAATCTTTTTTGGGTTCAACCCCATTTCGCCTCTTGAGGTCCCTTAGGGGTTGCTATATAATATATAGAATGGAATTGGGGTGACGAGAGTGAGTCTGTACACCGCACGGCGGATCTCCAAAGAGCAGATCGCCATGACCAAGTGGGAAGCGGATCGCACCGACCCACTTGAAGTGTACTACATATTTGGGTCCAAATGCTCTTGTCTCGGGAGCCTTAGACAACCATACTGCCGCCACATGCAAGTCCTAGCCGCGTTCCGCGAACTGCAGAGCAAGGGCGAGAACATCTGGGGGCTGGCCTACGACTATGACGCTCAGACCTTTGAGAGGTGGGTGCCATTGGAAGGTGTCGTGAACATCCGTGCATGGAGCAAGGCAGGTTGAATGCCAATGGTTGGAGAGGGACAATGATGGGGCCAAGCCGCAGTCGGGAAGTGAAGCCGCGGTACAAGAGAGGGGGCACAGTGTTAACAAAGGAAGGGGGCATTGGGGTGGTGGAATCGGTCGAGAAGTATCGATTCCGTTGGCACCCTGTCGTGCCCATCTATACGGTGCGGTTCAAGGACGGTAGCACTCGCCGTCTCTTCGAAGCAGACCTTTGGTAGGAGGAAGGGAATGACGAGCGACAATTGGGACGGCGGCATCCACCACGACCGCTACTTCCCTGACGATGATGAAGATCCAGATCCTGAAGAGGATGGGTGCACCAACCCTGAAGGTCACGAATGGACGTTCACTGGCACGTCTTATGGCGGCGAAGACTCGCGCTGGTTCGGCGAGGGCCGTTGCTACTGCAGGTGGTGCGGTGCGGATGGCGATGGTTGAGGGAGGAGAGGAGCAGGACGTTTGCGGCAACCATCGTGGGAAACCAGAGGAGCTGTAACCGTGGCAGACTTTGTCTTGCACGAGTACCACGGAGAGGATGTGCATGGATTCGAGTACTTCGAGGTCTGGACGGTCTGGCGTGGTCTCCGCTATTCCCGCGTCATCTACTGTGACCCATTGTGGGGTTGGTCCCCAACATGGGACGAGGTGCGCGAAGACGTACGAGCGGCGGCAATGAAGGGAGGGTTAGCACAATCGGCACCATCAACGACGACGAGCTCACCGACGACCGGATCGAAGCGATCTGGGAAGAGGCGGCGGTAGCTGCCCTTCATGCTTGGGGTCCAGGTGGGCGTACGGCGCGCAATCCGTATCGGGAGGGAACGGAAGAGGCGGAGATCTGGGCGTGTGCATTCCGCAACGCCTATGCTAGGGAGAACGGGTACTGATGGCTGACCTGCATAACTACACCTGCTACCAGGTGTTCCAGTACATCACCGAGGTGAACGCCTCAAGGGTGTTAGGTTGGCACGGAGTCGCTGACAAATGGTCCTTACTGGAATGGGCCGGCGCTATGTGTGGCGAGGCTGGAGAAGTCGCCAACATCGCCAAGAAGATCCGCAGGGTGGAGCTAGGCATCAACCCAGAGGCCAAGGGCGGTAACAGCGAGGGCAATCTGGCCCAGTTTAAGATAGCCCTGGGGGAAGAGATCGCCGACACGTTCATCTACTTGAACCTGCTCGCCCATGAGGCGGGCATCGACATGTACGATGCCATCCAGACCAAGTTCAACGCCGTATCCATTCGAGACGGTCACCCAGAGCGTCTCTTGGGCTATCCGCCGCTGCCTAGGGATATCGTGACAAGTTCGGAACCTCAGGAGTCTTGATCCCTCCGCGACTGGGTGTTCCGCCCTGCTGGTAGACTCCCCCAGACTACTAGTAGGTACCTTGGCCCCCTCCATTTCATAACGGGCGTGGAGGGGGTTCTTTTTGACCTTGCTCGATGGTCAACGGGGATTTGCACAATTTGACCAACAATTTGGGTCGACGGGGCATGGGGTTGCAGGTGGGTTTAGGTGGTTGGATTTACTGGTGCCGATCTCGCTAACTCGTTGAAATCATTGGGGATAGGTTAGAGTTGTGGGTTTCTTTGAGGATATATTGTTCTAAAAAACTGAGGTGACGATCTGTGACGGATTTGCCTGGGTTAATCCAAGGAAAATACCATAGAGAACAGGGAGGAATATTATGGTCAAAATTGGTCCCAGAGCGATAAGAGAGAGGATAGATCTCTCCAGCCAAACCCGCGACTCTAACATTCCCTAATGAAATCAACGAGTTATCGAGATCGGCACCCCCAAAGAACAGCTTGGTAACCCACCGGCAGCCACCGAAAACACGCCGAGTTAGTCCAACAGCGTCAAAAACTTTTGGTCGCCCATCATTTGGACCGTTGATTGCCCTATTTGGGTGTAGTATAATAAGGAATGAATGAAGATGTTGATCAACTCGGGCGGGACCCGGAACGCTTCAAGGGCAAGGCAAGAGCAGTGAACTGTTGCCTATACCGTGGATGGGAGGTTGACCCACGTCTGCTCGAGATACAAAGGGATATTCCGGTATTTAAGGGAATGCCGATCAATGTTCCGGATGCGATGTGGGGGCTGTCGTTCAACGTGCTAACATCGAATAAGTGGTTCTTCGGGGAGATGTCGCGAGGAGGATGGCTGCTCGTAGAAACACGGCGCATGAAGCGCGCGCCACACACGAAGAACCCGCACCTCATCTGGTTGTTCATGAAGGCGAAGGCTGATGACCAGAAGAAGGGGTTGATCGAGCTCAGGGTGTACACCGAGGATTACGCCAAGATCTGGCGGGATAGGAAGAAGGAAGAGGAGCTTGAAAGGAAACCATGGCTAAAGTGACCGTCTACGTCGGGGATTATTCGTGGGGTCCACGTGGGGTGGACGCTCCGAAGAGAGCAGGATCGTTGGCGCACTGGGTTAGGCCGTGCATGAAGATGTTCCCAGAACTGGGGAAGCATTGTGTGGGCTCATGGATGATAGTCGCATCCAACGTGTCGGAATCGCGCATATACATGCGGGTGCGGTTCGCCAATCAGGCATTCGCATCGTTCGAAATCGTCAGGGGCGTTCACGCTCTTGCATAGGTTGGTGGGGACCAACAGAAAGGGATAGGATGGACGAGGAAGAGAAGAAGCCGGACATCTACGTCGCAAAGCCGGTAGCTGCCAAGAGCCTGCCGCCCATTAGCGACATTGTGGTACCCAAGACACTGACAAAGTCGGCGATGATCCGCTGGCTGGTCGCGATGGGGTATTCCATCTTGGACATTCACCATTGGTCAGGCATTCAGTACCAGATGGTGAGGAACATCGCAAAGTCTGTCCCCAAGCGCGCTGCGCGGGAAGATTTACCTCCGCTCAAGTTAGAGTACAGACAGGACGGTGATCTCATCGATGCCGCCATGGATGGTGCCTTGGAGGCGTCGCTCCTAGAGGAGCGGAAGGCGAGGAAGAAGGAAGAGGCGGCGGCTCGGAGAGCTGATCGTGCGGCGTTCCCAGACGGGGATGAGGAAGTGGACGAGATAGGAGAGGACTGACGTTAATGGTTCAGGCAGATATGACGGTGTTGCGGTATCTGGGGCCTAGCGACAACCCAGTTACCTGCGTGCGCTCGTTCGTGAAACAGTTCCCAGAGTACTCCGGTAGGAGGCTGCGGTGGGACGATGGCATTACGTGGCTCGTCCTGGAGCTGTGGCATGACCATCACGCCATGGACCTCGATGAGCCCCTCGACCAGTTGAAGAAGAGGCTAGGACTGCCTGGTCCTACGTAACCAAAAAGATGCCCCAGGACCTTTCGGTTCTGGGGCGTAGTTATGTTGAGGTAGAAGAGGAAGAAAGAGTTACGGGTGGTGCGGATGCGTAAGGAGCGTGTAGATCGGCGGGATGCAGATCACGAAGCAGAACCCCCATGCGAACATGATCGTGATCACGATCAGGATCCGCAGGAGGATTGGTAGGCTCTTCCAGATGAACATCTTGGGTTGCCCGATGTTTAATGGCGCCTCAGGGGGAGCCACAGAAGTCTGTGACTCCCCCCAGGGGAAGGACGAACGTTTAGAGGCGCTCGTTCTTCACCGGCGTGGCCAGCACGTTGCGGACGTGCTGGAACTTCATCGGACGGTTGCGCCGGCGACCCAGCTCACGAGCGATATCGCCCTTGCTGTAGCCGAGGCGGTGCAGCGAACGGATCCGCGAGGATTCCGTGGTGCACATGCTGAGGTCGACGGCTTGGATTCCCGTCGCCACCGGCACGACCACCACCGGCTCGCCTTCCGGCTCCACCTGAGGCTCGGTGACCTCGTCGGTGATCTCGTCGGACGCCGGATGATCCAGCGCCTCGAGGTCGGCCGCGAGCTGCTTCAGTTCGGCTTGTTCGGCCGATTCGGCAGCTTCCGGGTGGATCTCGGCGGTGTCTTCGGGTTCGACCCCGAGTTCCATCGCCTCGACGCCGTCGGTGTTGTCCACCGTCAGCTCTTCCGCCGGTTGCTCTTGCGCCGTGGTGATCACCTGTTCGACGGTGTTGATGTTCTCGTCGGTGGTGGTCGCGGCTTGAGCAGCGGTCTTGGTTTGGCTTTTGGCCATTGTAGTAGTTCCTTTGATTGTCAAAGATCCCCGTTCCCGATATTGGGCGCGGCATGATGATCTCTCATCACTACGAATATAATAAAGAGGGGCGGAGGACAAAATCAATAGTCAAAGTGGGGTAGGTTGCAAAATTTAATTTCGGAGGGGTTCTCATTTGGACTCTTGAGGTCATCTCTATGGTGCTATATAATATCCGTATAGAGCGAAGGAGGATCAATGAAGGTCTGGGTCATTATGGGGAACGATTTCCCCGTGTCCGTTTGGGCCACTAAAGAAGAGGCCGACGCGGAAGAAGGTGTGCTGCGCGTAGCAGACATGGAGAGAGTACGGCGCCAGAGCCCTCGAGGTGTCGGCATCTACTATCGGTCGATGGAGTTCGAGCTGGAAGGGGCAAAGCCTCATTGGCGCTCGCTTCCGGACGACGAGCAACAGTGGCTGATCACGTGCGAGACCCAATGTATCCACGAGGATCCTGGCTCATACGCCGAGGTTGCGTGTGACGACAACTACGCCACCAAGGAAGAATGCGACAACGCACTGATCGACTATCGGGACGAGCGTGAAAACGCAGTTCCCCCGGATCCAATCAGATAGGAGCGGCATGAAACCGCAGAGCCCACCACCACCACCACCACCGCGCCCGACACCATCGTCGACGCGTACCCAAGTGTCCATCCGAGCCGAAGCAGCGCAACGTGCGCAACGGCGTATGTGGGGAGAACAGTAGAGTCATGCCAGAGTCCAACGTGATCGCGATCACGGACGAACAGATCAAGAGAGGGGCGCGACTTTGTATCGTGGCGCCGATCAAACCAGACGGAGTCGACTGGTCCTCGGCTCACATGGACAACTGGGAGGATCTGACCCCCGCCATGCAGGAGTTGATCGAGTACCTGTGCGAGACTGAGATCACCTCCGATGTGTCAGTGAGCCTCGCGATCCGGGTGATCCAGCTCATGAGCGACGCCGACTACAACGGCCTCCTGGATGAGCTCGTGCAGTGGCGAGCGCAGTGCGCCGAAGAGAACGCTGCCGATGATGGCAGCTACGACGAGAGCTGAGGAGGTTAGGGTGCCTAGCATCGAGAACCATCCAGAATCTACCATCATCGCCGACGTTAAGCGGGCGCTGAAGTCGGTGCCTGACGATGTTGTGGCCTCAAGGCTGATCGAGTACTTGGAGGAGTCCGAGCACTCGGGTTGGGAAGGATTCACCGGGCGAGACTTGTTCGGGATCCGCAGTTTCTGGGTAGACTTCTGTCTATTCATGGAGAACTACAACTAGGTTGTAGTCTAGGAGAGGGATAGGAATATGGGTATGGCACAGATCAAGACGGCCGATCAGGTAAAGGCCTCCATTAGTGCACACCAGGCCAAGATGTCGGCGGAGAAACGGGAGTTTCGTCGCGCGCAGATGGAACTGGAGAAATACCAGGACCTTCGCGACGATGTGATGTCCCTAGTCAAGAACTCGCAGATGTCGTACGAGGACATTCATGCGCGCTGCGGTCCTTGCCCAGCCACACTGGAGAACTGGGCACAGAAGAAGGTCGACCAGCCTAGGTTAGGGAAGCTGCGGGCGACGCTCCTGATTCTGGGCTTTGACTTTGGGATTATACCCAAGGGTTAACTTTTTGGGGCGTCAGAGTGAGGGCGTCGCTATAGGTCTGAGTATTTTAGAACCGGTTTCATTTTGACTCTTGAGTGTCCCCATGGACTTGCGATATAATAGTTATATTGGAAGTTGACAGAGGGAACTTGGTATGGACAACGAACGTTACCAGAACTTCTCCATCGAACTGGATTGTCCTCCAGGCGGCATCAGACCGAAGGATCTGATCGAAGGAGTCCTGAAGGGCACAGGGATCAAGGTGTCCGACTTTGAAACGGGGAACCCATTCTTCGGACATCAAACCTGGGTCTTGAAGAAGTCGGCCATGATGGACTTCACCTTCAGAGAGTCCAAGCCGCTGTTCAAGGAGCGGATCGAGGCGCTGTATCATTCGGGGTCCATTCGCTACGGCACTTGGTAGGAGGTTAGGGGTGGGCTACAGTACTAATGGGGTTCGTCTTTCCGATTCGTCACCGGCGATCTGTGGCGAATGCGGAAGCGACAACGTGGTGCGCGACGCATTCGCGCGGTGGGAGCCAAGCAGCCAGTCGTGGGAGATCGCCGTCCTGATTGACGACGCCGGTTTCTGCCACGACTGCGATTGCGAGGTCGATCTGTTTGAACGTCCTGAGGGAAAGGGAAACTAGGTATGGTTACATTCAAGGTGTCGGAGCGAGAGGCTCACATGCTCATCGCCGCCATGGGGGCTGTAGCCCCTTCAGGTGGCGGCTCCGGCGAGTACACGCTGTGCCGGAAGCTGATGAGCCAGTACATCGCACAGAACACTAGCGGTCTTATCAGTGGCGAGATGATCGAGCGCATGACGCTCCGCTACTGTGCGCAGATCATCACTGATGCCAGAGAAGCGGGAGTTCTGTAATGGACGCTGGTGAGGACTTCGGGTTCAATCGCGGGAAGACATACGCTCAGATCGTTGTAGAGGCGCTCGAGAAGGGGCTGATCGAGAACTCGGCCCAAGAGAGCGGGTTCGAACCCTTCTGGATCCACGTTCGTGACATCGAGGCGGCCATATTGCCGCTCTTGTGGCCGATAGCAGTAGCCGTAGGCTACGACGCCGCCGCGAAGATGCGAAGTCGGAAGCTGCAGAGCGAGGCGGAACGGATCATCGAGGATGCGTCGTATCGGATCTGGGCGATGGTCGTTGACGACAGTATCGGGCCAGAGATGTACGAGCTGAATCCGGACAATTACCTCGACATGCACTGTGGCGTTGCTCGGGTAGATTGGCGGGAGCAGCTTCTGCGTCATGTCGGTCTTTGATAGTGTCGACGGCGACTGGCTACTAGTCCACGACCTTTGGAAACGGAAAGGGAGGAAATTGCTTAGGTTCACCATGGTGCACCCCCAGGCTACGACTGCGATGCTCGGGTATATACCAACCTTCTTGTCGGAGTCCGACCCTAGGTCAGCCAGGGAGCAACTCAACGCCAACTATGCCCACGGCGGCGGCTACGATCCATTCCCGGGCTTCAAGATGCTGCCGGATCTCAACCTGCAGTATCCTGGTGATCCCCCAACACGGCTGTTAGCGTTCGCAGAGTTGCGGGACGAACGGATCCTGATGTACGAGCACTCGTGGGTCGCGATCGTGCAGAAGGATGGCTCCTGGGTTGTGAGCCGAATGGATTAACGGGCACTCTGCAACGCTCCGCGGCCCCCGGTAAAATCTTTGGGACTAGGCCTCTTTTGCCCATTGATTTTGTCCTTAGACCTAAGATATAATAGTTATATTGGAAGAGACAAGAGGAACATCTATGGCAGACTATTCTTTAACACCGTTCTACGACGTGATCGAAGAGCTGGGCGAAGCGCTCGAGGCCGCTATACAAGGCATCTGTGTCGTACCACCAGAGCACCTTGGCGTGGCGATCTTCAAGCTGTTCGCCGACGTCAGAACGTTCGACAAGCTCGGCTGGACGCCCGAAGAGATGAAGGTCGTAGCAGCGTTCATCGAACGTGTCTACGCCATCTCGGACAATATGCGCGGCATCGATCGTAACAGCTAGGAGCGACAGAGCATGAAAGCACAGATCCAAGCACAGATCGGCCGACTGGAGAAGTTGAAGGAATCGGCCGAGGAAAAGGCGGACAGCGACAATGACGCTACCGCAGAACGCTACGAGCAGGTGATTGCGGGTCTCGAAGAGGCCATCAACGTGCTCGAAGAACTGACGCAGCTCTGGGATTAGGAGATCGGGCATGAAAGCCTATATCGTGCAAATCGCGGTCGAGTGTCCGCACAACGCCATTACCAAGGAAGAGATCCACAACGCGCTCTGTCAGTGGATCCATGAAGGGGATGACGCGCCGCTGATCAACATGGCGGCCGAGATCGTTGACATCTCGTACCCCGCAGATGTCGAGTACCACGAAGAGTCCTACTTCGACCCCACCACCGGCGCACTGAAGGAATAACATGGCCAAGGACAAGAAGCCTAAGGCTCCCAAGTGGGACAAACTCGGTTCAATCCCAGCAGCACTGAGCATAACTGCAAGGTATGAGCTGCTGGGGCATCTGGTCAAGTTTTTGGTCGAGGAACCAGAGGATCCTACAGATCCGATCTACACCCGTACGCGCAAGGACGTTCTGGAGCTTGCGCAGATCATCCAAGGCTGGGACATAGCGTAGGAGCAGAGAACATGCCTGACTATGAAGACGATTGGGACGACGAAGACGAAGACTACATCGACGAGGACGAGCTCGACTTCGACGGGTCGCGGCTCGAGTTCGCGCGCCCAGGGGAGAATTCCGCGCTGAGAGCGGCTACGGCTGACAATCCCAGAATCTTCCCGTGTCCAACCTGTGAGCGCGAGAATAGGCTCACACGCAAAGACGTGCAGTTGGGCTACCAGTGCGATTCCTGCGCAGATGCCGCAGAGAGAGGTTGGGACTACTGATGCCCAAGACCAAGAAGGTCAAGTTCGAATGTGACGGTTGCGGCCGTCAGGAGGAGTTCGACCCGGAGGTCTTTCACCTCCCAGAGATCGATTCGGTAGAGGAGCTGCGCGCTTATGTCCGCGCCCATCCGATGCCGATGTGCGATTGTGACGACTTCTGGGGCTGGATGGAAGTGGGTAGTCCTTCGTGGCACCGCTACCATGACGAAGGCATTCGTCCGATGCATGAATTGGCAGAGACTATCGTCGCCGAGTACAAGAAGCGCATCGAGCGGAACTAGCGGCGCTAACGGCTAACTGGGCCTTCCCTCTGGCGCCAGGAGGGGCTAAAATTTTTTCGGACCGGTTGCATTTTGACTCTTGATTTTGTCCTACGACCTAATATATAATAGTTATATTGGAAGATGACAGTGGAGCAGAGAGTGTTCAAGTACCAAGCAATTGTCTACGGCGTGATCTTCGAGGCTGATACAGTCCAAGGGGTTCACAAGGCGATCGAGTGGTACGAGGACGCATTCCGAGCCGACAAACGTCTCCAATCCTACGTGATCAAAACAGTCAAGGACTAAGGACAAATGACGCAACCCATCATCTGGAACCAGCGCCTCGCGGACGCATGTCGCGCTGTGGCAAACGATCCTGCCGAGGTCGAGTATCGCAACATGGCCGATGTTCGTTCCAGAGCAGCGGAGTTCGTGCGACACCAACGAGTTGGGTCGCAGATGACGGCGATGAACGTCGAGTACTTCATCAGCCTCTACCAGCGCCTCGAGACCTCTGAAAAGTACGGTCTCGACTCGCACCGGGAATTGACCGCCGCCTGGATCGCAGCCTAAGGAGATGGCATTGAGACTAGACGAATCGGCTTTTGACAGCCGCGACGAGCACACAACCGAGCTGGTTCTAGAGGGCCTCTCGGTTCCGCAGTGTTTGAACCTGGAGAGGGTTGAGATCGATCCCTTCCTTGTCTTTCTGAACATGATCGACAATTGCTTTCCTGGTCCCGATGTCGAGAACGTCGATGAGCAGACCTTGGTGAGCCTCCAACATCTCTACTCGGTCCAGAAGCGGATCCGCGCAGTGCTGGATCTGTATCCCACGTTTGTACCAGCTGGTTAGGAGCTACTAGAGATATGTCGTGGTTGGCCGCTGGCGCGCTTATGGGCTGCGCCGTCCTGTACTTTCTGCCCACGTTCGTGTCTGGGTTGAGGGGGAGACCGAATACACCAGCTTTGTTAGTAGTCAATCTGTTCTTGGGCTGGACGCTACTGGGCTGGGTCCTCTGTCTCGCCTGGGCGCTTCTAGTCTAGGTCAGATTTTGGGTTAGGCGCCTGGGCTCAATACTGAGCTGGGCGTCTATTTGGTCAATGTGCCCCGGAGGTGGGGATCAGGTTTGTCAAAAAAATTTTGGTAGGAATAGGAACAGGCCTGCATGGTCCTTCCGTCCAGACTAGTCCACGCAAACCGTGCTAAATTGACGGGGAGGTGTGGGAAACGCTCGGCCTGGTCCAAAATCCGTCGGCAGCGTTAAATTTGACATGGCATAAGCACGGTCCACTCACGTCATTGCCAGGGCGGTAGAATTTTATGGTCGGTCCCATTTTGACTCTTGCTTTTGTCCTTGGACGTAATATATAATAGTTATATTGAAGCAAGTCGTAGGAGCGACAAAATGAAACTAGTCGAGCTGCTCACTGATCTGATCGAGAACGGCGGACTCGAAGATGTCGAGGTCCAACGAGTCGAGTTCGATCCGGAACAGAGCATCGTCGTGGAGGGCGAAAAGCCTGAGCCGACGTACACGGTCTACTTCGAGTCCATGACCAACGGCGAGGTTCTGGGCGCGACCATCGAAGTGTCCGCTGAACTGTTCGCCAAGTTGCAACCTGAACTGAAGTATCCGGAGCCGATCGCTTCGAATACCAAGCAGCGCGAGCAGGACGAGGAGCTGCACTAGCGGCTCAATCAGCGTCTAGGCGGTCTAGAGCGGCCGCCTAGCGACTGAGAAATTTGGGCGACTGAGATGACCCGCGCATTTGCGTGTGTCTAGGCCGCCCAATTCTGGGCTGAACCTGGGGACTAGTTAATTGGTCGCCGGGCAGGCGCAGCCTGGTCCTGACTGGACTAGTCGCCCGGTCCGCCCGCCGTGACCGGTCCCGCTAGCGTGACTAGGCCGAATGGAGCGCCTGGTCCCGGACCTGCCCCCCCCCCGGTTATAGACCGCCTGGTCCGCGCCGACTGGTCCGCCCAGACCGGGCCTAAAGGCTCTGTTGCCCTGACTGGTCCGGGCGCACGGGCCCGCTTTAGGCAGGTGGGGGCCGTTCCGGGCTGCTTAGGCAGACCGTACCGGCGGCGTATCTGGGCGGCGGACTAGCCCCTTGCGGGGCTAGGCGCGGCGGTCTAGAAGGCCCAGCACCTGGCGAAGACCTTGGTCGCGTAGATACGGCGCTTGGTCACCAGGAGCAGACCGCGCTCGTCCCAGACGAACTGGGTACGGTAGCACGGATTCGGGCGGATCAGGATGTTCATGATTGATCTTTCTATACTTGAACTATAGTAGAAGAGTAGAGAGATCTTTCGATCTC